ATGAAAGACAACGCATTCCAGCGGCGGCGTGATATCGAGCGTATGCTGCTGTCGGGGAAAAAGCTGACCACATCGGAAATGATGAAGATGTACGGTGTCGGCAGGAAAGCCATACGCCGGGATTTTGACATCATAGGCGAAGAACTTCCCGTTATCGCAAGACAGGGATATGATGGCGGCTATCTCCTTGCGGACGGTGTGGGGCAGCACCAGAACACGCTCACGCAGGAACAGTTGGAATGCTTGGAAAAAATGGCTGTGACCTGTGGTTCAGAGGACAGGAAAATTGTTCTGTCAATCATACATGAATTTGGACCGTACTGCGGAAGTTTTACATAGAAAATGACGGGAGGCGTGGCATGGACACTGCACACCGGAGAATGGAAATCATCAGCATTTTATCTGCCAAAGGGCACATGACAATGAGGGAGCTTGCATGGGAACTGGATGTTTCAAGGCGCACGATAATGAATGACATCATCGCATTGTCTTTTGATTACCCTGTTTACACAAAACCGGGCGAGGGCGGCGGGGTTTTTATCACGGAAAATTACAAGCCCTATGCCAATACCCTCACGCAGACGGAGTTTGAAACGCTTTGCAGGCTGTACGGAAAATCAGAGGGAAAAGAGAAAGAAATACTGTTCCGTATCATTCACAAATACGGTGCGGACAAGCTGAAAATATAGGATAGACATATCAAAACTGAATACATAATCCCACACATGATTCTGCAATTCTTCCCGATTGTTTGCAGAAAAGTTTTTAAGGGATTCTGAATATTTATTATCATACACAGCGCAAGGGCAGTCACAGACTTATGGGAAAAGTCTGGGCTGTCCTTTTTGTGCGTTTAAGGAGGCATTTATGGCAAAGAGGTATTACTGGCTGAAACTGAAAGCAGACTGGTTTTCAGACAAGCGCATCAAGAAATTACGCTCCATAGCGGGCGGCGACACGCACACGATTATTTATCTAAAAATGATGCTGCTGTCGCTGAAGGACGAGGGGAAACTTTACTTCGAGGGCGTGGAGGACAGCTTCGCTTCGGAGATTGCCCTTGCGCTTGATGAGGACGCGGAGAACGTAAAGCTGACGCTTGCATTTTTACAGCGACATGGGCTGATAGAAATCGGTGACGATGATGAGTACCAGCTTACGGAAGTGCCGACAATCATCGGCTCGGAAACAGCGTCAACCATACGTTCAAGGGAGTGCAGGGAACGGAAAAAACAGCTTGCGCTTGGGCAGGAAGCGTTGCAATGCAACACAAATGAAACAGGCTGCAACAATCTGAAACAGATTTGCCGCGTAGAGAGAGAGTTAGAGATAGAGAGAGAAAGATATAGAGAAAGAGGGAGAGAAAGACACGCCCGCCCCCGCCGCTTATGGAAAATTCTGTAATGTTTTTCTTGCTGATGCGGAGCTTGATGCCTTGAAAACAGAACTGCCCGGCAAATGGGAATATTACATTGACCGCTTATCCGTACATATTGCGTCAAGCGGGAGGAAATACAATAGCCATGCCGCCACGATTTACAAATGGGCGCAGGAGGACGCCGAAAAGACAGCAATCGCAGGAAATGCACTGAAAAAGGGAATCCCCGATTATTCATACAGTGAGGAGGACAGCTTATGAGTGGTAATTTAATGGATACGGTCTTGCAGATGGTAAACACGGATGCGGAGCCGGAGGATTACAAAGGGGAGGACGGTTTACTGTATTGTGGGAAATGCCACAAGCCTAAAGAGGCATATTTCCCACAAGGCAAGGCTCTGTTCGGGCGTGACCGACACCCGTCTGAATGTGACTGCCGCAGAGCAGAACGTGAAAAGCGTGAGAAAAAAGATGCGGATGAAAAACACAATGCCGAAGTGGAGCGTCTGAAACGGGAAGGCTTTTCCAATCCAGCGATGCGGAACTGGACTTTTGAAAACGACAACGGGAAATGCACGCAGATAGAAAAAGCACATTCTTATGTGGAGTTATGGGAGCAGATGAAAGCGGAGAATCACGGGCTGGTCTTGTGGGGGAATGTCGGATCGGGGAAAAGCTATTTTACAGGCTGCATCGCAAATGCCCTCATGGAGAGGGAAATACCTGTCTGCATCACAAACTTTGCAACGATACTGGACAACCTTTTCTATGGGGCGGAAAACAGGAATGAGTACATCGTAAGGCTTTGTTCCTATCCCCTGCTCATTCTTGATGATTTCGGCATGGAGAGGGGTACGGAATACGGGCTTGAGCAGGTCTATAACGTGATAGACAGCAGGTATATCAGCAAAAAGCCGCTGATTGCAACGACAAATCTCACGCCGGAGCAGCTAAAGAACCCGGAGGACGTTCCCCACGCACGCATTTATGGCAGGCTTCTTGAAATGTGTGTGCCTGTCCGCTTTACGGGTGGCGATTTCCGTAAAGTGGCAGCGCAGCAGAAAATGAAACGGTTAAAGGAACTTATGGAAGGAGGCGAAAGCCAATGAAAGAAGTTCCGATTTGGGAAAAGAGCAATTTAAGCCTTGAAGAAGCGGCGGCTTATTCAGGAATTGGTGTTAATAAGTTACGTGAGATTACCAATGAGAAAAACTGTCGGTTTGTTTTGTGGGTTGGCAATAAGCGGTTAATCAAACGCCGCCTGTTCGATCAGTATATCGAGCAGGAGTATTCTATCTGACATGGATAGTATTCTTTTAATTTTTGTGAATCTTGTGGTGTAAAATCGGCTTTGATATGGTACAATGAATGAGTCATATCAAGGCTCTTTCCACTACGGAAAGGAGTTTGAAAATGTCTGAGAAACGGAAAGACAATAAAGGACGAATCTTAAAGACAGGGGAGAGCCAGAGAAAAGACCTGATTTATCAGTACCGCTACACGGATATCCGCGGAAAGCGGCAGACCATTTATTCCTCTGATTTGAAGGAACTGCGGGAAAAGGAGAAGATGATCCAGAAGCAACTTGATGAAGGGATTGACTATGCTGCTGGAGAAGTTACCGTTATTTCCCTCTTGGAACGCTATATCAGTTTGAAGCAGGGTGTACGCTACAATACCAAAGTTGGATACAATTTTGTGCTGAATCTGATTAAGAAAGAAGATTTCGGTTACCGTCAGATAAGAGATATTAAGGTATCGGATGCACAACAGTGGATTATGAAGCTGCATAATGACGGTAAAGGGTACAGCACTATCACAAGTGTCAGAGGCGTTGTAAAGCCTGCTTTTCAAATGGCATACAATGAGGATATAATCCGCAGGAATCCTTTTGATTTCAAGCTGGTTGATGTTGTTCCCAACGATTCACAAAAACGGATTGCCATGACTGAAGAACAGCAGGAACTTTGGATGAGATTTATTCGGGAGGATAAAACTTACTGCAAGTATTATGATGAGTTTGTTGTCCTGCTGGGAACAGGAATGCGTGTCAGCGAGTTTTGTGGCTTGACAAAAAGTGATCTTGACTTTGAAAGCCGGAAAATCCGTGTAGATCATCAGCTTGTCCGGGAACGGGGCGGAAAGTATTATGTTGAGAAAACCAAAACCGAATGCGGATGCCGCTTTATCCCTATGACAGAGGAAGTCTATCGGAGTCTGAAAAAAATCCTTATCCGCCGCAAGAGCTTGAAGACAGAAATGATTGTTGACGGGTACAGCAACTTTCTTCTGTTGGACAAGGATGATAAACCGAAAGTAGCGTTGCATATCGAAAATGAGATGCGGTGGGCAATGAAGAAATACAAGAAGCTGCATCCGGATAAACCATTGCCACACATCACTCCTCATGTGTTCCGTCATACGTTCTGTACCAACATGGCAAACGCAGGCATGGAAATTAAGACCTTACAGTATGTAATGGGACATTCCGATGTAGGTGTTACGCTGAATGTGTATACTCATGCCAGCTATGATCGGGCAGCGGAGCAGATGGCGAAAATTTTAGACTTCAAAGAAACTGATATGCAAGGGAAACAGAGAAAATCAGGTTGAGCAATGCACCAATCTACTACACCAATTACTACACCATTTGCCCGTAAATTTGCGTAGATTTATAACGGATTACACAGATTAAGGGTAAAAAACAAAAAATGAAAAAAGCGCCGGAAAGCTTGAAATATCAAGGTTTGAAGGCTTATGAAGGGATAGAAAAGATATGATTAAAATATTATTTGTCTGCCACGGCAACATCTTAACTTTTGGATGAAATCATTGATTTTACGGCATTTTTGATCGTTATAAACTTGAATTTACTTCAAGTTTACTTCAATTTTTTACAAATGATTTTGAATAGAGTGTTGCAAGCGGTTCTTTTAAAAATATGAATACGTGTCCATTACGCACCCATTATCGAGCCTATAACCGACTGTTATAGGTCTTTTTTTATTTTATAATAAATTCATAGGAGGTATTTCTATGAATTTAAGTTTTTTATCAAAAGAGCAGTCGGAAGAATACAAGCGAAAGATGAATTTGACGGAAGATGAAGAACAGATTTTTGATATGCTGACAAAGAATTATTCTGTTGTCAAGATTGCTGGCGTTATGCAAATGTCAACTCGGACAGTTGATAGGCGCATTAAAAATATAAAAATAAAGATGGATATGGTTTCAACTTTATAATAAAAGAGCGGCTCACTGCCGCCCCTCTGGATCCTTCATTTTCTTAAATTTTGCAACACATTTTTTACAGAAATATTCTGGATGTGTATCAATGTCCTTTTCTCCGTAATCCGTAGTTTGAAAATTCCTAGGAACCATCCAATATCTAGGGGAACATAATGCATATCCGTTGTGGTAGCAATGTATCTTTGCGTTTCCATGTATTCTATACCCTGTTCCATTCAAAACATCATCTGTCACTGGAAGTTGCCATTCAATAATCTATTTGCTCATATCGCTCCTTTCACTTCCGACCCTTGTCGTGGGAGATATATTCCTCAATCGCTCTTATAATATAGGCATTTAGACTCATATCTTCCATTTCTGCCAAAGCCCTATATCTTTCTTTATCTCCTTTTTGCATGGTCAATAGAAACTGGTCATAATTCTTTTTGTTCCATTTATTCTTTGCCTTAGTTGCCGGAGCTCCTTTATTTTCCATACCGCACCGCCTTTCTTTTTAATGGTAACATAATAGATATACTTATACAAGTATAAGTTTTACACAAAACATAGTTATATAAGTATGGTAATTTTTGTGAAGTATTCCGTCTTGCGGATATACTTATATAAGTATATAATTAGACTTATCAAGGGAACGGAGGATATGGGATATGACAAGAACGGCATTAGCAAGAAACAGCGCAACAAGAAATCTTAAGATTTTCCGCTCAAATGAATATAGAACACAGTCTGAATTTGCGCAGGATTTAAGAGGAAACGGATTTCGAGTTTTGAAAATCTGGAACGGAAATAAGACAGATTCAGAAGTTGGCAGATGGGAGCTCTTGAACAGGAAATAATCACACCACCCACCCGGCGGGGTTGCGCCGGGAGAAAGAAGGGAAGATATGAAAAAATTAGTAAATGCTTTAAGCAGACTTACTGAAAGAGACGTAAAATGCGTATTTGCATATGATTTGAAAGTGGGTGGATATATTGATTATACCTATTATGATTCATGCGACAACATTGTAAGCGGAACATATCTCATAAATAATCCTGTTTCACTTGCAATTTTAACCGAGTAATTTCAGCGATTCAAAAATATCCCGTCCCTGCCGGGTAATGCAGGGAGAAAGTGAGAAGGATATGACAATTAAATCATTTGAGAAAAAGGGTTTTATCATAAATAAACCGTTTGAGGTAAACGGAAAGAAATTTGAGGTTTCCCCCACTATGCACGGTTTTCACTATCGCTTATATTGTAACGGAGAATGTATCTTTACAAGAGCAAATCTTGACACTTGTTATAGCAAAATCATAGAATTAGTAGAACAGGCGGCAGGATAACACCTACCACCCTTTTTCAGAAAAAATAATATATGTCGTAGATAAGTCGTAAACATGGCGTTTTCGGCTTATTTTTTTATGCGAAAATTTAAGCATAAGGAGGCAACAGCCTATGTTTAACGATTTGATTTTAGAGAAAGTCTTCGCACATGAGGAAATGCAGAAAATTCCTATCGGTTGCCAGAGTACAGCTGTCCATGTGTTTGAAGAAATCTTAGAAGATATATTGGAGGAAAACCCTTATGGCTCAATATCCGACCTATTCATTTCAACAACCGCAGATGAATCCATATCAGAATAGCTATCAGCCTATACAAAATCCTTATATGGCGCAGATGAACCAGTACCAACAGGGGGCACAGATGTTCCCGGTGCAGTCTCAAAACTCGAATATGGTTCAGCAACCGCCTGGGCTTATAGGGAAAATGGTAAATGACGTGTCCACGGTTTCCCCAAATGATGTTCCTATGGATGGCAACATCGCCATTTTCCCGAAGAATGATATGTCTGAAATCTACTGCAAACAGTGGAAACAGGACGGAACCATTCAGACGGTCGTGTATAAGCCGATTTTAGACCAAAACCAGTCAGAGGGTACAAATATACCGCAGATGGATTTTAATGCCTTAAACGAGGATGTAAGGGCACTTAGAGAGGATATAAAAGGCGTTCGGGATATGATTGAGAAATCTATGGCAGTTTCGGCGGCCAAAACATCCCAAAGAGGGAAGAAAGCAGAGGTAAATGCTGATGAATAGACAGGCGCAGATACAGCAGATGATGGGGAACCCGCAGTTTCAACAGCAGTATCAACAGAGATTAAGAGGGATGAACCCGTCGCAGATTCTAGACCAAGTAGCAAGCAATCCGCAGATGATGGATAATCCAATCGTACAGAATGTGATGAAAATGCGGAAAGCAAACGATACAGAAGGCTTGACAGGTCTTGCAGAAAACATATTTGGAGAAAAAGGACAGAACTATTCTGACTTTGAGAAGAACGCAAAGCAGTTTTTGGGGTTTAATTAACCGGACCAGAAAACGGTCATTTTTGACGGTCAATCCATGAAAAACCTTGATTTTATGCGGGTTTTTGACCGGACCATAACTTTGAACATATTGGGTTGTGCGCACAGAAAACCTAGGTTTCCCCTTTATGGAAAATAAAGGAGGAAAATAATATGTTTAACAGTGGAAATTCTACGCCTTTCACCATGCCAGTGACTCCTGCTTATGGAAATGGCGGCGGCATGGGCGGCTGGGGAAATGATTGGATTGCACTCGCAATCTTAGCCCTTATCTTCGGCGATGGCTGGGGAATGGGTGGCATGGGCGGTATGGGAATGTTCTGGCCGTTTATGATGATGAATGGAGGCTTCGGTGGATTTGGCGGCAATGGCTGTGGTTGCGGAAATGGCAATTCCAACGCAATTCAGGCTGATATTCAGCGTGGATTTGATACCCAGTCCATTATCGGAAAGTTAGACGGCATCAACAACGGCTTATGTGACGGCTTCTATGCAGTCAACACGTCCATTCTGAACGCACAAAGTGGCATCCAGAACAGTTTGTGTCAGGGCTTTAACGGCTTGAATACAAACATCATGCAGGGCAACTTTGGCTTACAGCAGGCTATCAACAACGCTTCTGTTGCTAATATGCAGGGACAGAACGCTTTGCAGAGCCAGTTAGCAAGCTGCTGCTGCGAAACGCAGAGAGCCATTGACGGTGTAAACTACAATATGGCTACGAATACCTGCTCTATTACCAATCAGATGAACAACAACACGAGAGACATTATCGAAAGCAACAACGCAGGTACAAGGGCAATCCTTGACTATCTGTGTCAGGATAAGATTTCTACGCTCCAAAGCGAGAATCAGGCTCTTAGGCTTGCGGCAAGTCAGGCGAACCAGAACAACGTTCTTATGGCGGCTATGGATTCCAACAAAGCAGAAATCCTTAGAAAGACTGGGGCAGAATGTCCGACCGCAGCTTATATCGTTCAGCCTCCGCAGCCTGTCACATTCCCGACAAACTGCTGCGGCGGTGTAAATTACGCTGGATATGGCAATAACGGATGTGGCTGCAACAGCGGCTGCTGCTAATGGCTGCGAAAGAAACTGATACTCTTGCCATTCTTGACGAGATTATCAGAAATCAGGAAGAAATACTAAGAAAACTCGCCAACATAAGTTAGGCTGATTATTCCCCGCAACAAAGGCGGGTTGATTATAAGCGGAGGGGCGAGATGTAACAGTCTTGCCCTTTTGCGTTGCAAGTAAATGAATTTGAAATGGAGGTTAAACATTATGGGAAGATGTAAAAATACCTGCCGTCTTTGCCCGAATCTGATTATATCGACAGCAGTAACCTTTACAGCCGGTACAGGTCTTGTGATTACAATTCCGGCAGGAAGTTACAACAATAACTGTAAATACTGCATTGTCGTGGGGCAGAACATTCCGGCAGAAACAACAATAACAGCACCAGTGTTTATTCAGATTGGAACAGGAGCAGTATTGTACCAGTTGACACAGCCTTGCTGTGAGCAGGTTACGGCTTGCGGAATTAAGACACGTACAAAGTATTGTACGAGGGTACACACAAGCGGCGATGCTGGCACATTTAGGCTTTTAGAAAGAGTTTGCTGTGTTACGGATAACTTGAAGGCATTAAACGGTGATGGTACGCCTGTTACGCCGACACCGGGAGCATAGAGAGGAGGTAAAAGTATGCATATTAAAAGAATCCATGAGATGGTCGAGGAATTAACAGAATGTACACTTTCTGCTATTAAAGCAAATGAAAGCCGTGTGGGTGATTTTGCGATTCCTGATGTGATTGATATGATAAAAGACTTGTGTTGCGCAGAAAAGGACGCAAGAGAAGCTAAGGAAAAGGAAAAAGAAGAGGAAGATGAAAAGAAAGAAAACGAATACTTTCTGAAAATGCTGAAAGAGGAATACGGGGACGAAGAAGGAGAAAAAAGATTTTACAGCAGACAGCCGAGGAGCCGTACATCTGGTCGGTTTATGAGCCGCGGCGACGGTCGAAGAAGCAACAGCGGCAGGCGTGGGTACGAGGAAATGATGCCTATGGATTACCGTATGGACATTGAGGGCTACAAGATGTACCCGGCCGAATATTGGCGTGATGTTGATCGTGCATCAGGGCGCATGTATTTTAGCGGTGGCGGCTCTAGTGGCTCATCGGTCAATAGCGGTGGCACAAGCGGTCAGTCTGGAAGTTCTGGCATGAGTGGCGGAAATTCTGGCGGCAACTCTGGCGGTTCTTCCCGTGGTTACAGTGAGGGTTACTCTGACGGGCAGTCACACGGATATGAAGAAGGAAACCGAAGGGGATACAGCGAAGGATATGAGCAAGGCAACCGTGACGGCAGAAGTCAGGGCGGCAATTCCCGTTATGACAGAGCAAAACGAGGATATGAGGAATCAAAAGAAAAACATAAGGGGAATACGCCACAAGATAATTCGGAAAACATGAAAAACCTTGAAGAATTATTAAATTCGACAGGGGATGTTATTGTCAAGGATTACGCTCCTAAAATGTCTCAATCCGAAAAGGCTATGGCGGCGCAGAAATTTGATACATGGTCTAAGATGTTGAAACAACAGTAACTTGCGATAATAAAACGGATTAGGGGCAGAAATGCCCCCTTTTCCTGAATGTTCCTTGACAACCGAATATGGCTGATAGTTCGTGAGATTTATTTGCTCTTTTGAGAAAGGTATTCCCTTAACAGTCTTTCTATCAATGCAGATAGGTTTGTCCGTTCGTCAATCGCCTGTTTTCTGGACGAAATGAGAACTTCTGGATTGAGCGATATTGTGACTTTTTCTTTCTTGACCTTTTCCATAAATACACCTCCTGTTTATACCACTATACCACAATTAGCACTTGACTGCAAGCAGAAAATGTGGTAGTATATATGTAAAGTGGTATAAATGAAAGGAGATTTTGATATGTTTGAATGGAAAGTTGAAGAAATGGTGCTGATGAATAACCATGCAGATGTGTATGGCGGTAGATACAAAACTACTGTATACGCTTGTGAAAATTCCGCATCAAGGGAAGATAAGATTGCTTTTGTTGACAGCATGACAGATGGAAAATTGAGTTATCTTCTTTCTTTGATTGAAAAATTCAATGCAGACAAAGGTAGTCTTCCAAAGAAAGATAGTATGTTCGGAGAACCGGAAGTAAAAACCACATCTTTGAAAGCATGGATAAAGCGGAATGACACGAATTATTCGCAAAAATTGATTGATGATTGGTTTAAGTATGGAAAATACAATCTTTTAGGTTGCGAGAGAAATATTCAGTCAAATACCAAAGGAACTTATGATTACTATGACGATTTGGTTGATGAAGTATTCCGCAGGCAGCTTATAGAGTGCGAAAGAGAAGAACATAAATATTTCCACGACCATGACGAATATAGCATTTTGAAAAAGAAATTTGAAGAAAAGCAGAATCAATATCACACAACATTTGGGGCGGAAATTTGGATAGGTAGCGGCGGCGTACAAGTTGGAGATTCTGAAAAAAGAAGGAAACTGACTATTGACGAACTGAAAGAGCTTCTTTCCAAGTACGAACAGATTGACGCTCTTGTGGAAAAACTCACAAAAGAAACCCACATTGTGTATTGAGGTATTCCGCATGACAATATGGAGAATCCGAGCATTGACCGGCTTATCGCAAGTGAAATTCTGCGAAAAATACCACATTCCGCTAAACACATTCGCAAGGTGGGAGCAGGGCAAGCGTGAGCCGCCGGATTATTTGGTGGAACTGTTGGAATTTAAGGTTAGAAAAGACATGGAGGAAAGCCAATGAAGAAAAAAGAGGATATATTAAAAGATTTGTATGCAACACTGGCAGAATTACAGGGGACTAACTGGACAGAAGAAAACAAAGGTCTTATGGAGTACCTGAAAATAAAATTATCTGTACTCTACGATATTTTAGGAGAAGAAGTTCCGGAGGAATATTGGGAACAGATAGAAGAATGGGCTGTATGAATTTAAAAATATGGAGGATTTGAAGAATGATAAATCTTAGAAACTATCAGCTAAACGGTTGGTAGTTTCTTTTATTTAACGGAAAGTTGGTGAGGGTATGTTTGAAATTAATGGTGTTCGGTGGGATATTGTCTTTGTACCTCCAAATAGCCAAAATTTAAGACGTTCGGACGGGTCAATCACATTTGGGGTAACAGATTGGAATGATAAGTGCGTGTACTTGTCACGAGCCATTCATGGGGCGTTTTTGGAGCGTGTATTGTGCCATGAGCTGACACATTGCGTCTGCTTTGCGTGGAATATATCAATACCAATCGAAACCGAAGAATGGCTTTGTAATTTTATGGCAGACCACGGGAAAGAAGTGATTTACATTCTGGACGATTTACTTAGGGGAATGGTAAGGAGGATAGCATGAGCATTGAATACATATTGGAATGTGTGAAAAAGACTAATCCAACCATGACAAGGGATAAGCTGATCGAGGAATTATTGAAGTGCCAATATTCTGCGATTGCGCTTTATATGGTGTGTGAGAGCGATAAGAAGTCTGCTTGCAAATAGTGGGCGGGCTTTTTATTATGCCCATACGCTTTCATATATGCCCTAAATTCGCATTGAAATTGATTTGACGATAATTTATAGGTTGAGAAGGCAAAACGCCTTAAATCGCAAAATACGAGGTCAGAGAGTGTTTCGGCACTCTTTTTTATTTTTTTGAAATTAGGGGTTGACATTAGCTAGCTAACATGATATATTTTAGCTAGCAACACAAAGGAGGTGTTGAGTTGGTTGCGAAAAGAAACACTTCCGATTACTTCAAAGAACGCCGAAAAACAATAGGTCAATTCAGTGTATCTGTAAAAAGAGAAAAGTTAGAATTACTGGATAAAGCACTGAAAAAGCAAGGGAAAACTAAGACCGCATGGCTTAACGAAAAGATTGATGAAGAAATCGGAAAGTAATAAAAGCGGTAGCTGTGCCGACTGGTCATCTAATCAGTTACCGCAATATCAAAACAAAATACATAAATATTACGCACTGTGTATATTTTTTTGGAAATTAGGAGGTGATTTCACTGGAAAACAAACTTTCAGTAAAGACGGTTGACTTCATGGGCGACGGATTGTTAGCGGCGCAGGACAGCAAGGGCGTTATATGGACTGGCATAAATTCATTCTGTCAAGGAATTGGATTGAATAAGAATGAACGAGATAGACAAGTAAAGAATGTACAGTCTGATGAAGTGCTGAAAATGGGGTGCGTCAAATTTGACGCAGGGGTATTTGACCCCAACAATGAAACTCTTGCACTGCAACTTGACTATGTTCCTCTTTGGCTTGCTAAAATCTCCATCACGCCAAACATGAAAGAGAACAATCCAGAATTAGTTGACAAACTAGTGAAATATCAGTTAAAAGCCAAAGACGTATTGGCACAGGCTTTCTTACCACAAACAAAACCAATCAGAAGAAATTCCAAGCGGATAGGCAAAAAGAAAACAAAAATCACGCTTTACCGAGGGGAAAACTCGTATATTTTAATGATTGGAGATGATGTGTACGATTTGGAAGAAGATGAATATACAGAAATTGATTCACTTATTCCAGAACTCGTGTTTATGAATGTGTCGCAAATAGCAAGTGTGGTAAAGGCACATCTTTCCATACACGAAAATAAAATCCAAAAATTAGAACGAGAGCAGACCATTGAATGTGATGAATAACAAAAATAGAGCAATCGCTAGATTTGACGGTCAGACGATTGCCCTAACAATTAACCTAAGCCAACTTAGGTACACAAATATTATAGCACTGTGTACCTTTGTTTGGCAACCAAAAATCAAATGGAGGTATATTTTTATGACATTTTTCAGAAAGAAAAAGGAACTCAAAGACAAGTTACAGAGTATTGACAAGGAATTTAAGAGCAGGACAGCCGAGGTATCAGACGATATTTGGGATTTAGGGGATTTCCTCATGCTTCTCAATATTGCGGAATATTCCAAACCGTTAGGAAAATCAAAGGCTATTGTTTACGCCCTTAAAATCGGGTATCTGGCAGGAAGGGGCGGTGTCAATCATGAGTAATGATGGGAAAAGGGTAATGGAAAGCATTGTTAAGAGAATGTCTGATATCGAGAATGAAAATGTCATTAAAAGCATTGGTCTAATCATTGGGGATTGTGCGGTTGATGATAATGGAAACGAAAGGGCAGACTGGATATTTCACATTATTTATCAGCTTGTAACAAATGCAGGAATGAACGAACTGAAAGCAATCTACTCTTTTTCGAGAGGACTTTGCAAAGCCGAGGAGGTATCGGCATGAGCGAGGAAGCAAAACAAGCCAACGAGCAGTACCGCAAGGAAATCCGCAGGATGATTGACAAGACGGAGGACACCCATGCTTTATGCTGTACCTACACCACGATATTGACGCACTTAAAAATTCTTGCAGAGAAAGGCGGTGTTTCTGATGAATGACGTTCAAACCGCAACCATGCAGACACCGATTGAAATTGCGTTAGGCATTGACGAAAACGGTATGGCAACAGCTAAGAAACTGTATGAGTTTCTTGAACTTAATCCTAAAAACTATTCTCATTGGTGCAAAAGAAACATAACAGAGAATGAATTTGCAGAAGAAAATGTTGATTATTGGGCATTCGTCTTAAATGACGAATGGGGCGGACAGGCTACAACAGATTATAAATTAACTGCCCACTTTGCAAAGAAATTATCATGCAAAGGCAACGGAGAACGTGCGGAGCAGGCAAGGGAATATTTTTCCACTCTTGATGATAAAGTCAAAGAGATTGCCATAAACCGCAGTCAGCTTTCCCGAAGCACACAAGCATTGTTCGGTATCATTGAAAGCATGGCAAAGCAGGAGCTAGAACAGAAACGCCAAGCGGAGCAATTAAACCGTATTGAGCAAAAGCAGGAGGTCATATCTGATACCTTTACCCACACTTCGGATAATGAAGATTTCAAAGCGTGGGTAAACCGCTGTATTGCCAAGATTGCCGAAAGTCCGAATTATGCGAACGGTTCTGGCAGGTCGGAAAGGTATCAGAATGTCCGTACCGAGAGTTACGACAGATTAAGGAAGAAATGGAACTGTAACCTCAATGATAGGGTTGCAAGGGCTAAAGGTCGGGCATTGGAAAACAAACCCAACATTACCAAAAAGGAACTCGATTCCATCAACAAGTTATCTGTGATTTCAGAAGATAAGAGCCTTAAACCTGTCTATGAAACAGTCATCAAGGAAATGATGATTTGCTATTGCGTAAACATTTCTTGACGCATTTCTAACTCTCTACATCATTTAGGGCGGTAGTGGTCGGCTACTGCCCTTTATTCTGTTTTCAAGGTACGGAATTTGCGTTAGTCGGATTTGCACCAACTACAAGGCGACTAACACGCAAGTTTTAGTGGTAGCCTGCGGTTGCAGGCTTAATCTTCTTCCATTCCCTTCCCTTCAATGCGGCTTCTGTAACTGTCCAATCGAACCTATCAGAAACCTTTTTTCAGCAATGCTTCTTTGTAGGTTTCCAAAGAATCTGTCATATGGATGTCGCAAAGTTCGATTGTTTCGTTAAGTTCCACAAAAATTTTTCCTTCTGACTTGTATAATTTCAAAATATCGCCTCCATTTCAAAAATTATAATTCCGTTTCTGGCGCGCGTCAAGGCGGAAAGGGCGTGTTGACTTTTAAATCAGCCCATACTGCTCACAGATATATTCGAGCCATGATGTGTATTCCCTTATCCATTTTTGGGTGGTATTTTTTACCATTTTCCCCTTGCTGTTCATCTTTTTAAGTGACACTTCGGAAAATTTAGTCCTCTTTTCGTCTAATTTTTCTATCCTTGCAGATACTCTTACATGGTCGTTTACCGCCGTATAAATTCCGTTGTTTTTATCTAAATGCAAAATCAACCTCTTTCCGTCATAAACATTTACATTGTTTCCGTTTCTTTTTATTTCCATATCCTTTTCTTTCTCCCCTTATCCCTGGGGGCTGGGAATTTTGAGAACTCCCGCCGGGACTTGCACCCGGCTGACCGCTTGACGGTGGTAGTTATGCGGGTTAAATGTTAAACATAACGATTTTTCCGTTATCATCGTAGATGTTTCCGCAAGTTCCCATGATAAAATATTTTCTGCCGTTTTCGATTCCCCTAACAGCGAAATGATACCCTTTTTCTTTTGCTTCTTTTTCGGACAATTCAGAAAAGGTTGTGTTCTCTCCCAATCCGTCATTGATAAAAAATCTTGTGATTTCCTCTGCATTGTTAAATTTAGCCATTTTTATATCCTCCTTAAATTTTATTGATAAATGGCAGTCAAGGGGCTTGCACCATTGCGCCGCTGGTCTGCCTACCACGCAAATTTTAACTGCGGGAAAATATTTCGAGAGCAACGGGATCAGCGAAAACATAATCCCCGATCATGCGCCCGTCCTTCCAAATGTTACCCCGGTACTCCCCATCGTTGGGATAAAAAGAAATGTCGATTTTGTCGGCATCCTCTTTTTTATCCCCATACCACATATCAATCATAATCTTTGCCATCCTCTTTTCCTCCTTGTACTTTCTGTCCTCTGCATCTTCCAGGCTTGGAACCGGCTGTGGCTGCATTACATGGGCGGAACGTGTCCGCCTATGCCAAAATCGCCTTTACTGAAGTGTAAACATAATACCTGTTATGGCTGTGTGTGAGCCAATTTCCATTATTTACGATTGTATTATAGCTGTTTGGGTATTTCAGCTTAAAAACTGTTAAATAATCGTTCATTTCCTCGTCCGTTGCCTCAAGGCACTTTATAGCGCCCTCGATAATAGCCTTGTTGTCGTTCCAACCGATTTTCCCGCTAAATGTTTCGATTTTGCACATTTTCTTTTCTGCAAGCAGTTCCTCTAATTTCTTCATCAAATCTTTCTTTGTCATACTTTCCACCTTTTGAACTTTCTTTTTTGTTTCCCTTTCGGGCAGAGCCTGCGGCGGAATCGAACCGCCGTACACCGTTCAGGCTGCTCTTGTTAAATCGCAATGTTCAAACGCCTTGCGACCGAACGTGTGGATTTTATCAGAAATTTTGTTGCTCCCAAGTAAAACTCTGTATGTCACAATATTTTCGTTTGCTGATAAAATTTCAAAACAAACATTGTTTACATTGCCCTTAAAAATCATTCCTTTTTCAATTGTCATAATATTTTCCTCCATTTTTATTTGTTCCAACCCCGGCATTTCTGCCGGACGCTCCCAACTTAATGGACTTTTTAGAGCCGTTGGGACGGCTTTATATCGCGTCTTGCGCATAAACACCTTCCCAAAGCATTCTAAGATATTCACTTCCATTCCTCTCTTCTATCTTTTTCCGTTCCTGCTTCCCCCAATACTCAACAGTCGCAAATTTTTCTGTCCTTTTTACGATTTTTACGGTATCTCTGACCTCCCCGCTCAGTTTTGCCTGGTACTCTTTTCCTGCTTCGAATTTTATCATATCCGCGCCCTCCTGTTTGGTTTGTTGTTTGCTTGTTTCTATGCTCTTATTATATATCATGTTATATATAATGTCAATAGGGAGTTTGAAAATATTTATATAATTTTTTATATGATGATTTATATATACATTTATATATGAAAACGCCCAAACGAAAACTTGACAAGATATATAAAATGTTATATATTAAAAGAAATAAATCAGAAATGGAGGTTCTAAAAATGGGAAAGACGCCAGAATACACAAAGAAGGCTGTGAATAACTATCGTGATAAGTTTGATTTTATACAAGTCAGATTTCCAAAAGGAACAAGGGAAAGATTAGCAGACAAAGGAAATATAAATGATTATATATGCGGTCTTGTGCTGGATGATTTAGGGGAAGAAGCAGCCGAAAAAGAACAGAAAAAAACTAGCGCAGAATGTCCGTTTTAATTGCAAAAAGTTCTAATTCCCTATTGACAATTTATATAACATGATTTGAAGCTGTTAGACACCATAGCAAGAGCAAAGGGAGTTGAATAAACCAACTCCCCACACAACAGAACGGGCGGCGTAAAAACCGCCCCAACTGTAAAGCAGATTATAGCACATAAGCCGCATGGATTTCAAGGGCGGTTTTTTGATGCAATAATATATCAACAAGAATTAAATACATATTGAATTACAGTAATGCAATATGATTGATATAGGTATATAAATACATTAACTAAATAAGTATTGCAATCTGCAACGCAATATTATATAATTTCAGTACATCAATATGCAATAAGGAGGCGTTATATTATGGCAAAAACAGACCAAGAATTATTGGAATCATATAAAGCGAGGATAAAACGGCAAAACAACAGGATAAAAAAGAATTACGACAAGGTAACAGCGGCACTTCCAAAGGGCACCGTAGACCGAATCAGGGCATTAGGATTGACGGTAAACGGCGCAATTAACGAAAGCCTTATAGCGTTTTTGGAATGTCTGGAAGAACAAGACAAAACAGAATCTTCCCAGACCATCCACAACGTCCATGCAAGTTCAAAAACAGAAAAGCCGGAGAAACACACGCCGACACCGACAAAAGCCGAAATTGGGGCAAATACAACGCCATACCAGGGCGGAAAGGCAGAAGAATCGGGTTCCAACGAGAATAATCCTGTAAAAGCCGGATTTGACGGGCTGAAAGCCTGTGAATGGAACACGGAAGATCATAGCGGAGTTGTGCCGCATCCGCCAATGGGAACCCCAAATAATGCGATATGGGATTCCAGTATGGGCGAATGGTATGAGCCGCTGCCCTTTTAAGGGATCCTGGAACCATAGTTAGCCGCCAGAAATGGCGGTTTTCTTATTCCTAAATTTATTCTTGACAAATTCCAGAAGTTGTGTTATTTTATATAATCTTTATATCAACTAGATAAATATTATTTAATCTATATTAAGATATATACTGTATATATTATTATTAATCTCTATAAAGTAAAACATAACATAGTGTACATTATAAACCATAGAGTATATTATACCAGTAATATATAACGTATATATAGCCATAGTGTATAGTATTAGCCAATACAGTATATATAGCCATATATCACAGAGTATATTAATCCAATACAGTAAATCTTTAACCAATACAGTATAACATACACATATGCTGTAGTATATTAAATTATTATAATGCGCGCGGATATATATTATATACAGCTTATAGAATATATGTTCTGTAAATCCATAGTTGACAGATAAATAAATTTATGCTATGGTTTTAATAATTTAACAGTTTTACACAACATTAACTTTTTTAGATGGAATTGTAGAGGGAAACTTGAAACCCGGAGGTCATGACGCTACCATGGCTTTCGGGTTATTTTTATTTTTAGGCAGATTGGAGGTGTAGGGCGTGGAGCGGACGGACGAATACATACAGACTATCGCGAGTGTGGAGGATATGCCAGCAGTAGCTAAAGACATAGTATCTATGTACTGCAAAGAGAATGGTATTGACGAGAAAGATATATTCCCGTCTGTCTGGAATGATATTATAGATGAGCTGTATATTAAATTATTTAAACCCTGTAATAGATTATTAAAGACTGATAGTAATAAATATAACGAGTATGATAAAGAAAAGGTATTATATATATATAATAATATATACAGGAGATTGTGTAATAATCATTGCCAGGAGGTTTGTCAGAAGGGATTTATAGACATGATTGGGATAGATAAGCAGACGCTGTATAATTGGGCAAGCTCTGCAAGTTTCGACTTGCAAGAAAAAATCATGGAGGATAACGAGCAGTCTCTATTCGCCTTGATGAAAGACAGGCGAATGAACCCCATGAAGATGCTGCCCAAACTCAACCGCTATCATGGCTGGAACATGCCTGGAGCAAGAGGGGAGACGGACAAGAAAAAGGTTCTGACCGCTACGGAACTGCCAAAACTGGGCGGCGGTGAGGCTAAAGGGATAGATGTTGTGGTGGACGGGGAGTGATACACAATATGTGGTGATTATGCGCTAATGAGGATATGATTAAATTTAAAATCATACGCATAAAGCTTTAAAGTAAAAATGCACAAAGGATTTTTAGGGGTAGATGCCTGATAAAAGGCGGCGTGGGGGTTTGTATGGAACGCCGCCGACCGCCTACTAAGCACTGTAAACTCCCGAAAAATCAAAAAGACCGCCCACTAAGGGCAGCCCTAAAAATTATTTTTTAAATAAAAAAAAGGGGTTACAAATATTATTATAAACCCATGCCGAACATTGATAATTACATACCTGTGTACTTGGATACAAGACGCAGGGAGGCGGCGACCCTAGGCATACTCTGGAATCGTAGCGGTTCGCCAGGTTGCAAATTGGTATGAGTTCTCGTAAGACCAATCCCGTTTTTGGGGCAGGGAAAGGGGCGTCTACTCTGCGCCGCCCCTTTTAACAGCATCCCCCATCGTGAAAGTAAGTTTTGTATCTGTCTTGTACTCAATCGTGAGATTGCATCCCATGAAGTCCAGAACAGAGATTAAGTCTTGAACAGACCAGCTATCCCTTTTGAACTTGGTATTGAGATTTTGTGGTCTCATTCCTAAATATTCAGCAAGCTCAACAGCTTTTATATTTTTTTCTTTCATGATTTGCTTTATTTTATCACTAATCATGCGAATACCTCCTTTTTGGGTATTATAATTCAAAATTCATTAAAAAGTCAATAAAAATAATTCAAAACGGTTGACTTATAATTGAAAATGAGTTATAATAAAACAAAAAATAATTCATGTGGAGGTAAAATCATGAACGAAGTAAAAATGTTTGAAAACGAAGAAATCGGAATATTTGTAAGGACAGTACTGAATGATGACGGCAGTATTTCTGTCAACGCAGAAGATACAGCCATTGGCCTTGGATGGGTTGACACATCACAAAGAGCCGCAGATGGCTCTCCGCTGGTTAAGGTCAGATGGGCGAGAATGAATGGATATTGTGAAGAATTTGGATTCACCAACAAACTGGGGAAAGATGATTACATCCCAGAAAGCCTGTTTTACATGCTTGCTATGAAAGCCAGTAATGCAAAGGCGGTTAGGTTTCAACAGTGGATTGCAATGAAAGTTGTACCATCTATTCGCAAGAACGGTTCGTACTCCTTGCAACAGAGGATTCCAGATTCATACACAATCGAAAATCCGGTTGAACGTGCTAAACGTTGGATTGAAGAGCAGGAGGAACACAATGAGCAGATTGCCGAGAAGGACAAGGTGATTGCTGAAAAAGACGAGAAGATAGCGGAGTTAGAACCGGACGCTGATTGTTTTAGAAAATTGTGCGACACACGTTCTCTGATATGCTTCCGTGATGCAGCTAACCTTCTGGGGATGAGCCAGACGCAGTTCACGGGTTATCTGGTGAGAGAGAAATATATTTACAAGAAGGGAAAAGAGGATTACAGACCGACCGAGCCGTATCGGAAAAGTGATTTGTTCAGAACAAAATCTTATGTCAATCGCAACAGTGGATATTCTGGAATACAGACATGCCTGACGCCAAAAGGGTTACAGTATTTCAAACTGGCATTTGAAGCGCAAGGCATCTTCCCAGACGCACTTCCAAAACACGGCGGCAGGAACACAAAGAAAAAGTAAGATGCAAAAGACGGAGGAATTTGAACATGGCTACATACGCATATTACAGAGTGTCAACAAGAACACAGGTAGAGAAGAACAGTACGGACATGCAGAAGAACGTCGTAAAGGAATATTGCGAAGAAAACGGTCTGGTGCTTGACGGAACATTTGAAGATGACGGAATATCCGGCGCAATGGACGATATGGAGGATAGCATAGCGAGAAATGGTCTGATAGAACTTTTCTCAACCACACAAGAGGGTGACACAATCATTGTGCAGAACACATCAAGGTTGTGGCGTTCTGATACGGCAAAGGTCATTATCCGTAGGGAAATTAAAAAGTGTGGGGCAAACTTAGTAAGTGTTGAACAGCCTAATTATGACATTTACAAGAAAGACCCTAACGACTTTCTAATAAACGGTCTTTTGGAGCTGCTTGACGAATACGACAAAATCTCAATCGCTGTCAAACTGGCAAAAGGCAGAAAGGCAAGAGCAAAGACAGGAAACAAACCTTGCGGTAATGCTCCGATAGGCTACCGCTGGAACGGAAACAAGATCGAAATTGACTATAACAATCACTTGATTGTACAGGATATATTCAATATGTGTTTAGAACGCAAAGGGAATTTAAGTCAGATTATGCGTGACTGTGCAGAAAAGGGATATAAGACCACTAGAGGAAAAGATTTCAGCGTACAGGCTATCAAGAATATTCTGACGAATGATTTTTATGTTGGTGTTGTAACCCATGCAGGAAATAAGATAGCAGGAGAACATCAACCGATTATTGAAAAGCCGGTATTTGAAAAAGTCATTGAGATTTTGAGAGGGTAGGTATACGGTATGGTTTATGGGTATGTGAATAGGCGCAAAGGCGAAACAAAAGATTATTTACATGGCAGAGAATTTGACGAAATATTTTATCAAGACGGAGCAGAATACGATTTGTCTTTTCTGAAACAAGGAGACACAATAATACTTTGCAAGCTAAAAAGTATAAGCGATAATTTGAAAGATATTCTCGTATTTGCTCAATACGCATTTGACAACGAGATAGAAGTCCGCTGTATGGATAAAAACGATGACAAATATATTGATTTCATAGATACAAGTACAGCAATGGGGAAATTGATAATAGGTCTATGGGCAGGAATAAATAGGCTAGACGATGAATACTACAGAAATTCAGAAAATAATTAAATTTCTACAAAAGATAAAATCTCAACCCACTCCCGATTAAATCAATCAAAATGCCAAAGATACCAACAACAAAATCAAATATAAGGCGGTGCATACACTTGTTCTGGAAAAAGAAAGAAATTCAGAAAAACGAAAAAGAGAATGAAACCGAAATGAAGAAAGATTATCTCTATTGCGAAATTCCGATTTTGAAAAGAAAAACAAGACATGCAAAAACCATCATAGAAAATAAGCTGTATGATACCGAAAAAGCAGAAATTATTTCCTCAACGGCAGATTGCAGGATTTTGTTTGTGACGAAAAAGGGAAATTATTTTTCTTGCAAAACAACAGATTATGATTATATGGAGAACGAAGAAAATAAAACATATCACATTTTTGAAACTGTATACCATGACATACGACCGGAACTATTAGAATACGCAATGTCCAATATTGGAAAATATGAACCAGAGAAATACATTGAACTATATGGCGAAGTCGAAGAAGCGTAAAGGCGTTGATTAAGATACCAGTCCGCAAATCAAAGAGGGGATATAAGGAGGGAAATTAATGGTAAAATCATATCTGACGATTCATACAAAACACATGCATTTATTGATGATGTAGAAATAAGCGATAAAGCAACCAGTGTTCATTTTGAACAAAACGCTGGTGAAGTACCGATTTTCACATTTGAAACGGTAAATCTGCCAAACATAGAAATCGAAAATGCAAATATTCGTTTCAGATTCACGACGGAAACAATAGAGGATTCTATGAAGGTTATTCGTCATAGTTTATTGACAGACAAAGTTTTATATGACGCCCTTGTTGCAAGCATAGAAAGTGCAATTTACGAAAATGGCGTGGTGCGTGACATATCAGACCAACACGAACTTGCTTTGGAGATTGCGGATAGGATTATTGAGAGGGAAGAATGAAATGAAAGTAAGAGTAACAATTATGACAGAGAACGATAAGCCCATTTCTGTTTTGGGTGAAAATCCAGAAGAAAAAATAAAGATAGGATGGGAACTTGTGCTTGCTTTATTAAATGCTCAAAGCGAAGATAGGGCAACGCTTGAAAGAGTAGAAATTGTTGAATAAATTTTAGGGATATCGCCAAACGGTAAGGCACAGGACTTTGACTGCTGTATTTCCGGGTTCGAATCCCGGTAGCCCAGTTCAGCCGAAAGGCTATATAAAAATTAAAGTTTAGGAGGGATTTGTCTATGACGACTGAAACCATGACCGTGCATAAGGCTCTGGCAGAATTAAAGCTGCTTGACATCCGGATTGAGAAAGCAATCGCAGAAGGTGTTTACTGCGTTGCGAACAAACATTCAAACGATAAGATAGGCGGCGTTCCGCTTGATGATTACATTAAAATCATGCAGGGCGGATATGACAAGGCAACTGACTTTATCAACCGTCAAACGGCAATAAAACGAGCAGTCACACTTTCCAATGCTGTAACCAAAGTCGAAATTTCTGGCGTGGAATATACAAGAGCAGAAGCCATTTGGATGAAAAATCACGGAATGGAATTTTGCAAAACACTTATGAATGCTATGCGGAGACAATATGATAAGGCTCAAATGCAAATCAATCTGGAAAACGGAAAAGACCTTGAACAGAGGGCAGAGCAGTATGTAACCGCAATCTACGGGCAGAAAGAAGGAAAGACAAATACTGCTGACATCGAAAAGGTCAAGGCAGACTTTTTAAAATCCAACCAGTACGAACTGGTTGACCCGCTCCACGTCCTTGACAAGATTGAAGATTTGGAGAAGAAAATCAATGATTTCATGGCAGAAGTTGACAGCTCATTATCGGTCAGCAACGCCTTAACCGAAATCACGATTGAATATTAAAAATTAAATGAATTTTATCCACTGTTTACCGAAAACCCCAAACTACAATTCATACGTCTTTTGCAGATACAGACATATGTAAAACAATAAAGAAATCTGCAAACTTCAATGGACGAAGATAATATGAATTGGTCTTGAAAACCAAATTTGCATAAACAATGTGTCGGCGGTTCGATTCCGTCCAAGTCTTCGGACTTGTAGCTCAGTCGGGAGAGCGATTGTAAAAACAAAACGCACTGTAAAGATTAAAGAGTAAAGCTCAAATCTTAAAGCTGAAAGGTCAAAGTTTATTTTCTTCAAAGTTGAAAGAGCAAAGGTAAAAGACAAAAGTTTTACAAAATCCTTGGGAAATGTTTATTCGGGCTAATTGTAATTGCTGATGGGTTTAACACAAGGCTGGTAAATGGTGGGTTATATGAATTATCGGCGGCAGCTTGTTGGTCTCGTTGCCGCCGGTTTTGCAGATATAACCCTAACTGGTAAGGGAACGGTTTGCTAAACCGTCAGTAACCGTCAAATGACGGCGCGTAGGTTCAAGTCCTACTATCTGCGTTATGGGGATGGTAAAGTCTATGGGTTGATTCCAAAAATAAACAAACTTTACAAAAAGCATTCCCATTATGCCGACGTACCCAAACGGTTATAAGGGCGCAGTCTTGAAAACTGATGTGCCATGGAGAACATGGTCTGTGGGTTCAAATCCTACCGTCGGCGTTTAGTGTCGAACATTCGTACCATTTGGCACTCCTTTCACCCCGTAGCGGAATGCTGTTAAGAGCCTTCGCAAGGCTTGCGGGGATTCGTCAAGGAAAAGACATTAAAACCCGCTTGCCAGAGCGTATAAGTGGCGATACTAAAGCCCGGCTACTGCTTGAGGGCAATATAAAAAAGAGCAGCGTGTAGATTGGCGGTAAGACGATGCGAATCTCAAATAACCGCATTCTGGATGATGCCCACGTCATTGTATAATTGGTGATGCATACTAGTTTGGACAGAATCCGATTGTCAGTAAAGACATGCAAAATCCTATGCAGTCCTCATAGACATAAATTGGACGGTGTTGCGTGGCGGAATAGATAAACGCTAAAGTGTAGCTCTTATAGATTGGTTGGCATTACAAGGTGTAGCCGTAAAAGAACAATTACTGTATAACAAGTCATCTCCGAGCAGAGGGCGAATGAGCCACGGAAAGGCAGAAATGCAAACTCCAATCATGTGTGGTGCAAATCCACACCGCAACATTTAGTTAGGCCATTCCTAGCTAGACAGGAGTAAATCGGTCACTGCCCTGTCGAATCAAAAATAACGCTGGCAGGAACATTCTTTCTGCCAGATAAACCGCAAAATGAAGTCAGGAGGGATTTTGTCATGCACTCTCTTTTAAGAAAAACAAAATCTGGGAGCAACGGACTTGTATATCCTTTTCGTCAAGAGAGAAAGGTTTTACATGAAAAATCTATTATAAACGGCAAATTATATGACACAGAAAAAGCCGAGTTTTTATGCCCATTTAAAGACGGAAGGATTCTACTAAAGACAAAGAAAGGGAATTACTTTTCTTGCGTGCAAGATATAAGGTCGGTCAACAAAGAAAAAATGGATGAAATCATTGAAGCTGTAACAATATCACATTACGACTTGCGGGAAGAAACCAAAGAAGAAGTAAAGGGGTATATGGGTATTCACGAATTGGATTTGTATATAAAGATGTTTGGAGAGGCCGAGGAGGCGTAACGATCTAAAATCAATTTTAAGCGATTTTAACCCAACGCCTTAAATTTCCTCAATGAAACATAAAAGAGGGCGATTTGAGGCAAATAGGAGCGTTAGAGAGGTATTTCTGCTAAAAGCATACACCGTTGTTCAAGTCAACGGGGCAGATTTGGCGGTAACTTCGGAAATCGCTACATAAAATCCAACATGAGCGGACAAAAGTGAGAACAAAAACGCTTGAGGTATAAAAGTGAGTATTGCGTATTCTCACAAAGCAGTATTCGCTTTTAAGGCGATATAGCAAAACGGTTAAGGCGGCAGTCTGCAAAACTGCTATTATCAGTTCGATTCTGATTATCGCCTTTAACAACGGGATAGCCCGACGGGGCGAAAAGCAAAACCGTGATTGCCTGTCCGTTGTTTCAACTAATATCACGGGATTATCAACATGTAGGTAATGAAAATGGATAAATTGTATCAATCATACGTTTTGACAGACGATAAAGAACCGTTTAGGTTTGAATTGAAAGAAATTACAGTGAAATCAATTTCTGAAAATGGGACAATAGAAACAAAATATCCATGTTTTTATGGTGTAATGAAATGTACAAACCACATAAATGGTTCGGGAGAAATTAAAACAGATAAGGAATATTCTTCTGGACATAGCTATGCATATTATTCGATAAGCTATGAAAAATGTATGGAGTATCTTGCGAATAAAAGACAGGAACTATTTCAAAAATATCAAAAAATGTCGGAAGAAGTAAGCACATTTTATAAAAAGATAATGGAAAGTGAAATAAAGAATCACGTAAATAACGCGACTGTTAAAAAATACTCTTTGTGGATGGAGGGATATTCTGCAACCGGACAAAGTTCAACAGCGGAATTTTTAGGAGTATTTGACGGAGTTTCGTTTAATGACGCTTGCGATAATTGGTCTAAAACTATTAAACAACCAGAATATTATAAGCCCGGAACCGATGAACACAGACCGAGTTATTGGGCGTGTAAAATTTTTGACAATGAAATAGACGCAAGAAAATCATTTGGTTAATTTAATCTTGGTAAATTCAATAGGCTAGGGTAGCTCCCAAAAAGCGTCCTCCAACGCCTGCCTATTGTTTTTATAAATTTGGAGGATTAGAAAAATGGATTGGAGGTCATTTTATGAGTGAAACAGTAAAGAGAGAAAAGAAAGAGATAATCATATCAGAAAATAGAGATTTTAAGGGCGTTTGGACACCTCATAAACTTTATTTAGCGAGAAATTTGAGCGCAAGCAAGAAAAATTTACTTATTGAGATTCACAGCCTTACAAAGAACGGAAACAGAAAATGTTTTGCGAGCAACAAGCATTTTTCTGATTTTCTCGGTTTAAAAGAAAATACCATAAAAAGAATGTTGTCTGATTTGGAAAAAGAAGGATACATAAAAAGAATTTATAAATATGTAGGAGACACAAAAGAATTTGAAAGCAGAATAATTAAACTCACAAACAAATTCTATAATGAATTTATAAATGAGTATGAAGAAAGCGAAGATGATGAGGAAAATATAGGTGGTGGAGAAAAATCCACCCCCTCGTGGAATGAAATAGATGGGGTGGTGGATTTTATCCCACAGGATGGTGAAAAAGATTCCACAATAAGTAATACACCTTTTAAGAATAACAATCTAAGAGATACAGATTTAAGTGATACAGAAAAAGGAGAAAACATTAACAAAGTTAATGGAGAGGCAAAAACATCTTCTTCTGAAAACCGAAAGAAGATGACTGCGCCTAAAACTGCCTTAGAAAAATATCTCGGCAAAAAAGCAGACGAGAGGGACATGATTGAACGATTGGCTGCAATATGCTCTGAAAATTACGACAACGATACTGCAAACGAAATTTTCATATCGTTGACGCACTACTTTGAAAGATTTAAGGAGAGATCCGGGAAGATACACCCGATTTTGAAAGACAGCACACTTTTAAGGTTTATAGAAAAAATGGACTGTTTCTATGATGACAGATATAGTCACTTTGGCAGGCTTATAGGGCAAGATAACGCCTATATAAAAATGGTTGATATGTTTCTTGATGGAGATTTCGGAGCGGTTAAAGGATATGAGACAAATTACCACCTTTCAGCATTTATGTCAGACGAGGTATTAAACAGAATGGCACAGAGATTATTTGAATTGGGGGAGGTGGAATAATGGAATACTCAAACACACGTTTATGCAGCGGATATTTAAACAAACCAAAACCCTGTGAACATTTTGAAAGCTGCGACATGAAGATTGGGTTTCAGTGGGACGAGAACGGAAACGAGCATTACATAATCGGCAGGGGTTGTAATTCCATGAGCTGCAAGCGAGATAATCCAGATTACAAGCCATTGACCAAGGAACAGTTCATAGAGATGTATAAGCAAATGCCGAACCGCACAAATATTTCTCTTTATGAGTTATTGGAGTGTGCGAGGATTGACGGAATGGTGGAGGGATAGCTTATGAACCGCCAACAAAGACGCTATGCAGAGCGTAAAAACCAAAAATACAAAACCGCCACATACAACCTCACCAAGAGCCAGCTTGATAATGCGGTTAAGGATTCCATCAATTCAGAACTGGAAAAAGCATATCAGGACGGCGTAAACGAGGGCGTAAATCAGGCAATGATTCTTCTGCTAACCTTGCCGCTTGAAGTCCTCATGGATTTTTACTGGAAGAAAAGTTATGCGAAGAAAATTCCGGAATTCACGCAACATGTTCTGGACTACTACACAGCATGGCAGAACGGCGAACTGGACATGGACAAGCTGAAAGAGGATTTATGGGAGCGTGGAGGCGTGAGATTGGAGGAATCAGGGAATGGAGATTGATATTTTCAAACATAATGACAACTGGCAGGATGTGAAAGATTCTGCAATGAATACAATAAACAAAAACACAGGGAAATATCCTGATTCAGAGTGGAAAAGAAAATTGCTTATGTCGGAACATTCGCCGATCAGAAGGATAAAATTCTACTGGAGATGGAGCGGAATTAAATCGTGGGTCAGCGTACATATGGTAAGGCACAAAATTGGCATTGAGCATTGGGTCTCAACGCAAAGACCAGACAGGACGGATAATCAGGATAAAGACAGGGATAAGTTGCCGCAAGGCGCTCCGGTAAATCATGCATGTGAAGCAAACGCACAGGCATTGATAAACATCAGCAGAAAAAGATTGTGCGGATGCGCTGCAACGCAAACAAGGCTGGCATGGAAAGCAGTAAAAGAAAAAGTAGCAGAGACAGAGCCGGAACTTGCCAGCTGCATGGTGAGAGAGTGCATTTACCGTGGATTTTGCCCGGAAATGTTTTCGTGTGGATACTATAAAACTGATGAATACAGAAAAGAATTGGAGGAATACAGGCATGGAATCAACGGAAACTAAAACAGATGAGATATGCCACCCGCCGCATTACTGCTTCGGAAAAAATGAGCCTGTAAAAGTGATACAGGACTGGAAACTTTCGTTCTGCCTTGGAAACGTATTGAAATATATCGCAAGAGCAGGTAGAAAAGAAGGGAACAGCAAACTGCAAGACCTGTTAAAGGCAAAGCAATATATTGAGTTTGAGATTGAGGGATTGGAAAATGAAAATAATCACGCTTGAAACACTAAAGACCATGCCAAACGGAACGGCGTTCAGTATAATTAATGAATGGGGACTGAACGGCACAACTATTTTTATTTTGACAGGGGATGTCAAGGAACATACGTGTTTTGTCAAAGGAATAGAATTTCACCTAAAGATAGCTGCAAACAATACGCAAGACATGTATGATATGATGGTTGACGAAGACGAAAACCTGATAACAGGAAAGAACATTCCAACTAAATACGGGAAGAAAGATAGAATGATGAGTTTTAAAGAAGATCAGTTATTTGCAGTATTCTCAAAAGCAGAGGTCAGAAAGATGATAAAATTCCTTCAATGGGCGTTGTCTGGTTTGGAAGATGATTTTGACACGGATGAGGTTTTGGAATGATTTTCAGGAACAAGGATATTAAACCAGAAAAATCCGGCTATCTGATTTGTGATGACTTGCTTGACACGGGTTTAGAGCCAATACCAAAAGAACTTCTTGAAAATATGCCAGCTCCACAAAGAGGAAATGTAATCAGCGGAACATTTGGAATGTTCAGAGCAAGTGAATTTGAAAAGAATGTGGGAGGATTGAAAAATGTGTGACTTTTGCAAAGAAATCATAAAAGAAAATGATGACAGTAACAGAGAAGAACTCATAATACAGAGAGATAACGGAAGATTTGATTTGTGCTGTCATGCGGGCGGTGGCGATTGGGGAGCAGTTGAAGATGTAGAATTTTGCCCGAAATGCGGAAGAAATTTGACGGAGGTATCAGAATGAAACAATTCCTAAAATTCCTTACAAAGATAAAATCGTTCTGGAAATTCTACCAGAATTACGGATATGACGGAGAAGATGTTGAATTTATCATAGACAACTATGAGAGGGTGCTTTGCAATCGAACAAAGACAATGAGCAAGCCAACGTATTACCTCGAAGATGTCTTGAGGGAACTTGACAACTGGTATGAGGACAGAATGGAGGAATAAGTTATGTGGCTATTAAAATTACACTTTTCAATATCGGTATTATGTATGCTGACATTTATCGGGTTTAAGTCGCTTTATAAACAGCAGATGAAAGACAATGGATGGATTGACGACGAAAAGAAGAAAAAGAAAAGCATATTTGCGTATTTTATGTTTTTCGTGCCGATAATGAATATTTTGTTTGTCATCATAATGTTTTTGATGATTGGCATGAAGAAAAAGGATTTTGACAAGATGTGTGATGATGCAAAGAAAGATAGGGAGGTATCAACCCATGAATAAAACCGAACTTATGGAAAACTACACAGAGGAACAGCTTGCAGAGATGGTTGTTAAAAAAGGCATTGCGCTAGAACGGCTTGCAGAAACACACGCAAAAGCAGTAGGGGACGCATACAGAAAAATCAAATTTTAGAGGAAAACAACAGAAGACTGCAATCTAAACTTGATACATACAACAACTATCTTCTTCCGAGATGCACCAAAGAAGCAAAAGAAATGATAGACCATAATCATTTTACAGGGGTTATAATTGTCACACAGGAACAGTGGAATAATCGGGGAGGGAAAACTATGAACATATCAGACATTCAGAAATGCCAAGAGGAATACGAAAAACTTTTGAAAGAAAGTCCTCTACATGGAACAATAGATAAAATCTGCAAAGATATTCTCGAACAGAAAAATAACGCTATGGCAATGGAGTTTACAAGGATAATCTGCGATTTGCTGAAAAGATATGGAGTGTATGTTCACTGCACGGAAACAAAATTCGGAGAAAGGATAACAACAAATTCCATTGAAGATCAATATGGAATTGTATTTGACAGCATGGACTTTTCGCAACATGATAAGGAATTTATGGACAAGATTAAGGAGTTGGAAAAGCAACTTGACCGTAGCCAGACCACCATAAACCAAATTGATGATATTCTGGAAAAGTTATTTGGCGTGCGGCATGATATGGTTGATAAGCCAGATGAATTTGAAAAGATTTTATCTGAAAGAGCAAAAGGGAATGTAACCGATTTCCTCCCAACAGAACCTATCAAAGTAGATGATATGCTGATAAACGCAAGCAAAAAGCGGACAAACTGCATGACGGGAAAGGAATATGATAAATACATATTTGGTAAATGGCAGTTAAGGCAGATAGCGGAACATTTATTGGTTTATTGTAATCATAATGGGGAGGTGGAGGAATGAGAAGAATAAAAGAGTTTATATCGTTTTGGCTATATTATCCAAAATTATTGAGTTACTTGAAAGAAAAAGACCGCCATTCATTTGAAATTTTTAAGAAGATTGGCAGATTTCCATATGCAAAACAATACAGCAGAATAAAAATTGATTTCGAGAATTTTAACAAAAGTGAATTACCGTGGGAAAGCGAAGATTTTTGCGAATGGAAATCTATTTATGACAAAGAGCCGATTGAAAGGTGTACAAAATGAAAGTATTAGTCAACAATTACCTATACGAAATGGGAAGAAAAGAATACAAGGGCGTTTTAAAAGTCGCAAGCAAACAAATCCAATGCGGAATATATGCGGTTGAAAAAGACGGATTCTGCGAACTGAGGAAAGACACCTTTGACAGCAAAGAGGAATTAAAGAAAGCCGTTGCGGAATATGCGTAGAAAGGATTTAAGGCACATTATAATTCATAAATTGGAGGATTTGATATGACAACATTTAAAACAGGAGATATGGTAATATGCAAAAAGCATAGCGTAGCGCAAAAACTTGTTTTCGATTCTAAGGGAATGAGGATTGAAAATTATATTGATGATTATTTCTTTAATCGTGAAGCCGTTATCGAGTACACGCATAAAGAGCGCATGGACGAACGTTTTAAAAATGACTTACACGAGGAATTTAAAGACAAAGAAGAATACGGAATTAGATTTTTAGATAGCAACGAAACTCTTGCATGGCTTAAAGCAGAAGAACTTGTCTTGAAGGTTCCAAAAGAACAGTTTATGGGCTTGGCTTAGGGAGAAAAACGAAATGGACAATAACTGCAACCTAACCACCTGCCGCTACAACCAATCCAGCACTTGCACGAATGAGGAAAAAGAAAAGAGTGCGTGGAGGTCAGTAAGAGGGTGTTGTGTTTGGAGGATAGAGAATGAGAGATAAATCCCTAGAATTTGTCAAGAAAAGAATTGAATCTGGTGTATGTAATGGCATGGAAAAAGATAAATATAATCATTTGTACGAAGTTGATTTTTTAAAAATTTCAGAACAGATAAAATTTAGCAATACTGTTAAAGTTTCTGAAAATCTTTTGGAAGTTGAATTGCCATTTAAAGATAACAAAGGCACAACAATTTCAGTAACACGCAATACGGAAGCTGAATTTGACTATATGACCGTTGAGAGATGCCGCTGTGATGGAACTTTTGTGTTTTTTATAGATTTATGCAAAAAAATACTTGAAAAGATATTAAAAGGAGAAACTTGTTACAGTCCAAAAATTCCAAAAGATGCAAAAGAAAAACTTTACAAATACAATATTCGGTTTGAGGTTGGAAATTTTATTTTTGCAGAAGAATATGGGGAAGATTTTACAACAAAAGAAAAACCGTGGATGAAAAGCAGATTTACAGTTATGTTGCCAATAAAATGTGATTTTGCAGAAAAACAACTGGCGTAAAACGCAAAATTTACCGCCTATCAGAAAGAGGGGGATGAAACTTGCCGAATACATAGAAAGTATCTGTCAAGAGCATTTAAGTAAATATCAAAAAGCGTTCTTTGAAGATGTGGAGCAAAAGTTAAAGAATGGATATGAAATATCCATGCCGCCACGAATAGGAAGGACATTGAGCATTCAGACAATATGGGCGATAGAGCAATGGAAAATACTGGAGGTATTCAAGTGAGTTTATCAGAAGTAATTGAAGGCATAGAACGTGAAATGTTCGAGAGGGCGACAAAAGAGGAAAAACCAAAATACTGTGATGATTGCAAAGTATATGAAGAAAGTAAAGATTGCCACGCTTGTATAAAACAAGAATTTAATGACAGGAGGCGCAAAAGTGAGTAAAGATAAAACAGAACTGAAAAATTCTGTCATTCAAAAGGCAGAAGAAATCGCAGAAGTGCTTTCAAAGAACAGTGACTGCGAACTACGAACATCTCCTAACGGCGTGGCGGTTATTAAAGTGAAAAAGGAAGTGGTTTCTAAATGATTTATGTAAAATGTCCGAATTGCGGAAAAGAACACATTTTAGACCCAGGAAACATAGAGCAACTGCTCATTATGAAAATACTTAGATTTCGAAACTGCCATTGCGGGAAAAAGTTTTTTATAAAAGAGGAAGATGATTGCTATTTTGTGAAAATAGGAGAATGCGAAGATGAGTGATTTAAAAATATTTACAGAAAACATAGAACCGCAGGCATTAAATCAGATTTACACGCTGATTAAGCAACCGGCATTTGCGGATTGCAAAGTGCGTATCATGCCTGACGTACACGCCGGAGCTGGATGTGTTATCGGTTTTACTGCTGATTTGGGAGATAAGGTAATTCCAAACATCGTCGGAGTGGATATTGGCTGCGGCATGGAAACTGTAGAACTTGGCAACACAGACATAGACCTTGCAAAACTCGACGAGGTAATCAGAAAATATGTTCCGAATGGCAGAAATGTGCATGAAACAGAAGATAACTTTTCGGAAATCATCATCAATCAGCTTTATTGCGAAGACCGCCTAAAAAACGTGGATTGGTTGAAAAGAAGCTGCGGTACGCTTGGCGGAGGAAATCATTTTTGCGAAGTGGACATTGACGATGACGGAAATAAATACCTTGTCATTCATTCGGGAAGTCGGAACATTGGAAAGCAGGTTGCGGAAATTTATCAGCAGATGGCGATTGACGATTTAAGCGGAGCGAACAGCCTTGAAGAAGAAACAAAGAAACTGATTGAAGATTACAAACGGACAGGCAGACACAAGGATATTCAGAGAGGGATTGCGGAGTTAAAACGGAAATTTCAGCCGAAAATTAGTGTGCCAAAAGAATTATCCTATCTGACAGGCGAACACAGGGAAATGTATCTGCACGACATGAAGTTGTGTCAGAAATTCGCAAGTGAAAATAGATACAGGATTGCAAAAGAAATATCTTATGGCATGGGCTGGGATATAGATAGATTTTCAAATGGATTTGAAACAATCCACAACTACATTGAGCATGACACAAACATCGTCCGCAAGGGCGCAATATCGGCGAAAGAGGGCGAAACAGTCCTAATTCCTATCAATATGCGTGACGGCTGTATTATCGGCAGGGGAAAAGGTAATGCAGACTGGAATTATTCAGCGCCGCATGGGGCAGGACGGATAATGAGCCGTAGCAAAGCAAAAGAAACGGTATCGCTGGAAGAATTTGAACAGTCCATGCAAGGAATTTATACAACATCTGTTAATCGGTCAACGATTGATGAAAGCCCTATGGCATACAAGCCGATTGAGGAAATTGTAGCGAATATACAAGATACGGTTGAAATCATGAAGATTATCAAGCCGATTTATAATTTTAAGGCGAGTGAGTGAGGTATGATGAAATGAGCGTTAAGAAATTGTTTTGTGACTTTATATACAAACACACTTCTTTTCCAAATGGATGCAAGCATGGGAATGAATTAAATTGGATGCTTAAACATTGTTGCCCTGTTTGCATAAATGAACCTATTGAGAGTTTGAGCAACAAAGAATATCACGAAAAATATCCAGCACATAACAAGATTCGGCTTGGAGTGTTGACGTTTTATTTATGTGATTTGCATTTGGAAGAAATGAAGAAGGAATTAAAATAACATATCTAACACCGCACATAAAGCGTTTGTGCGGAATGAAAGGGATTTTGGAGAATGGAAGATAATATCAACTGGAAAAGTTACTATCAACAAGAACCGATAGAACCTGATATATATTTCAAATTTGTTTGTTTTTATCAAGCAATGACTGAATTATACGATAGGGAATTAACGGATGAAAGAAGTCCTTACGATAAAACAGAAGCATTTATTTCAGAAAATATAAGGGGAATCTGCGAAGCGTATTCGCAAAACTTATATGATTGCATTAGAGAATACATTTGGAGAAAAACAAAAGTTCCGTTTGATATTGAGCGGTGGAGAAAAGAAACTAGACAAAGATATTCAGCTCAAGGATGGATAGACTTGTTTGAACATTTCAGAAAAGAAAAAGATGAAATCATTTTAGATATGATTGAAAATATATGGGAATATGGAAGAATAAGAAAAGATGATGAACAAAGGAAATATATTATTATAAAAAATCCATTTCTGGAAACAAAATAAATATCTAAGGCATGAGAGAAGGGTTCTCGTGTGTCAGCTAAAGCGTAGCTTACTTTTATTCGAAGGGAGGTTACGCTTTTCTTTTATGGCAAGTCAAGAATTACTCAAAGAAATTTCCAATGCAGAAAAATACATAGAAAGGCATGGAGTAGATATTGACGCTGTTAATGCGTTCCATACGTATGTCTTCTGGGCAGATGAAGAAGATAAGGACATAGAAACCGCCCTAAAAATATCACCAAGGGCAAAAGAACTGATGAACCAGTATGTCATAAACGGTGCTGGCGGCGACATATGGGAACTTGAAAAATTCTGCTTTGCCAACAAGACAGGGCATGAAATGGTGGACAAGTGGTATGAGATATTGAAGTTGGAGGCTCCATATAAGTTTGAGAGTTATCTTTTGTATCTTGAAAAGAAAAGAGAGATAAGCGAGCGGTTCTATTCACCGAAAAGAAAACAGTTAAATAAGCATGGGCTTATACAAGCAATGCAAGATTTGGAAGATGATAAGTACGATAGAATTTGCATATCCATGCCGCCTGGTACGCAAAAAACTACTCTCGAAAAATTTTTCTGTTCATGGATAATTGGAAAATACCCAAAGGACTACAGCCTTTTCTTTTCTCATAACAGCGACATAACAGAGAAATATTATAAGGGCGTACTTGACATTACAACAGACAACCTTGAATATACATGGTCTGAAATTTTTCCAGACGTGAAATTACAAAGCACAAATGCAAAGTTGCAGGAGATAAATTTTGGAAAGTACAAGCCGTATTCAAGTATTCAGTGTTCTTCTATCGGTTCTAAAAATGCCGGAAAAGTAAGGACAAACCGTTATCTATATTGTGATGACCTAATAGGAACCATTGAGGAAGCTCTAAACCCGACTATCCTTGATAAAATTTGGAGGATATATGGCGTTGACCTAAAACAAAGAAAACTTAATCAACAAGTAAAAGAAGTAATCATTATGACACGCTGGTCTACAAAAGATGTTGTCGGACGAATTATCGAACTGTATGGAAGTAGCGATAGAACAAAGATAATTTCCGTAGAAGACATAGATCCGATTACGGGCAAAAGCAACTTTGATTATGAGTACAACGGAATGACGGTTGAGTTTTTTAACGACCAAGCCCTTACAATGGATGATATTTCTTATAGGTGTCTGTATAAGCAACAGCCTATTGAGCGTGAAGGTTTGCTGTTTCCAGAAGGAAAGGTTATGCGATATGACGATGAAGAAATTAAAAAACTTAGAGAGAAACCGCCAGAACTTATTACAGGACAGTGCGATACCAAAGGAAAAGGAACAGATTTTTTTGTTTTACCATGCTTTGAAAAGTATGGAGATTACTATTACTGTACCGATTGCGTGTGTGATAATTCCCCAGATTATGAATTGCAGTATGAAAATTCTGCAAATCTGATTGTTGACAACGAAATGCAGGATTGTGTGTTTGAGAGCAACAATGGAGGCGACAGGGTAGCAGAAGAAGTGCAAAAACGAGTGGAAGAAAAGGGATGGATATGCAATATAACATCAGTGCCAACGGAATCAAACAAAGAGGCCAGGATTTATCAGTGCTCAAATTGGATATTGCAACACGTCAAATTTAAGGACAAGTCAATGTATGCGCCAAAAAGCCAATACGGAGTGATGATGGCGCAGTTGCTTAGTTATTCTGTATCTGGGAAAAACATAAATGATGACGTTGCCGATGTATTTGCTACATTTGCATTGAGAATAAAAAAAGGAAATGGAAGAAGGAAAACAATCATAATGCCAAGCCCAATCTAAAGGAGGTTACATACATGGTAAGCAAGGAAATTTTGATACAGTATTCAGATTTGCAGGAAGAAATAAAGGAAGTCCGACAAAGAATAGAGCAGACGGAACGACAGATTGAACGAATTGAAAGCGAAAAGACCGTATGTGACAAGGTTAGGGGAGGAGAGGGTGGCTTGCAATCATTTAAAATTGAAGGTTTCCCATATCCAGAATACAGCCGAAAAAAAACATTGCTATATTCAAGAAAGGCAACGTTGACAAGCCTTGAAATGGAGCTTCTTGAAACACTGAACAAAGTAGAGGAATTTATTGCAAGCATTTCTGACAGCCGTATGAGAAGGATTATCAATCTGCGGTTCATTGAAAATCTTTCATGGAATAAAGTAGCTGACCGAATTGGCGGAGGGAATACCGAGGATAGTATCAGAATGGCTTTTAACAGATTTATGGAAAAATAAAACTTGTTCGATATGTTCGGGAAAAATTTTTTATAATTATAATTGAGATGAAATCTCGACAGAGTTTTTCGTTGACAAAATCCCCCGAATGAAAAGGCGTTGCCGCAACGGTAGCGTCTTTTTGCATGGGAAAAATCAGATTTAAGGAGGGGATTTCATGAGCCGAACCAAAAACATAATCCCCGAATTTACAAAGGACGAGCAAGACTACATAAAGGAACACGCAAACTTTATGGAAGAAGAATTGCTTTTCTTTGAATTGCGAAATAAACAGTATACTTATGAATACTGTGCAATGGAAATGGGCATGTGCGTGTCGGCAGTTAAGAAAGTATCAAAGAAAACTATCTCTAAGATTATGAGAGTGATACGACATATGGATATTTGATTTGCGGAGAAAGAGAGGGTAATTATGGATTTTGTAGAAGATGTAGAAAAATCTAAGAAATTAAAAGAAATATTATTTGGAAAACCAAGTGATTGCAAACATTGTTGCGGTGTAAGTGCGGGAGCTTTCGGAGTACATTATGCTTGCATGAATGAAAATCATAAAAGATATGGAATGAATCCGCCACTATGTTTAAATTGCGATGGATATGAAAAAGAAGAACGGGAGATTACCGAGCAATAATCGGATGTTTCTTTTATTTTGGAGGGAATTATGAAATTTTGCGTACATGATTGGAAACGGATAGAAGAACCAAAACATTCTCATTTTAGTTATGACGGATTGGAAGTATTGACGGCTATGTGCGTGTGTAAGAAATGTGGGAAGAAAAAAGTCCGAAAATTTGCCGGAAAATATGTAGGACAGTTATTCGGTTAGGTGGTGAGACATGGCAATAAAAGTGATTGAGTACGGAAAGCGTAATGTAAAGTGCAGTTATTGTGAAAGCAAGCTGCAATATGAAAAAGAAGATGTCAAAACCATGCAGACAGGCATGAACGAATGGCAGAGTTATATTGTATGCCCTGTTTGCGAAGAAAAGATATATGTAAATAATTAGGCGGTGTGGCATGAAGAAATATAAACCAGTAAAAATATTCTGCCCACAATGCAATTCTCATGTAGGAACACATGATGGGCGGTCAACTATAGACAAAATAGTAAAATGTAAAAATTGCAATAAACTTGTAATTTACAGAACGCAAACCGGAAAAGCAGAGAATAAGCCGGTTCCAAAAAGAAGCTGTAGTTCTGGCGTGACATTCATTTAAAGGCGGTGACTAAATGCAAATAGGCAGATTGGAAATCTTTACAGACGAGCCGGAAATCACAGAGAAAAATGTAATAAGGGTTTTGAGGAACGCACTGCCAAAGCATTTAATCAATGCCGCACGGTGCGATTTTTTGTTGAATTATGAAGCCGGGGAACAGCCGAATACAGCAATCAAAACAACCAGAAAAGACATTCAAAGTTTCTGCCCTGATAACTTAGCGCACAAAATCACGGAATTTAAGCTCGGATTTATCTGGGGTTTCCCAATAAGCATGGTGCAGAGAGGGGAAAAAGACAGTGGAGAAAAGAAAGACGAATCCACATCTATTGCACTGCTTAACGAGCAATACGAAATGGCAAAGGTGAGAAAAAGGACACAGGAGCTTGCAAGGTTCATTGAGATATGTGGAACAGGGTTTAGTTACATAGATATAAACACGGAATATGAAGAAGGAGATAGCTACTTCGCATTAAACATACTAGACCCAAGAACAACATTTATTGTCAAGTCAAGATATTATCCAGACCATAGACCTTTGCTTGCAGTGTCTTACCGAGAAGATGAAATGGGAAACAAATATTTTACCTGCTTCACGAAACAGCAAAGATTTGAAATCTCCGGCGCACTGAAAATAAAAAACGGGAAAATACAAAAAGATGATAATGGAGAGCCAATCACAAATTGGTTTGAAAGGGAGCGAAGCGGGGAAAAAAACCCGCTCGGAATGCTACCGATAATTGAGTGGATTCGTTCTTATGACAGAATGGGATGTTTTGAACACCAGATACCGGCAATGAACGACCTTAATGCTTTACGCTCGAATTTTATGAACTCGATACAGCAGAACACAAATTCTCTCTGGCATTACAACGATGTGGACTTCCCTGTAGACGAAAACGGAAACGAAATAAACCCGAAGACAGGAGAGATTGTCAGGACGTTCACCACGCAGGACGGAAAATCCCCGACAATAAACCCTCTGACACTTGATTACAACTATGATGGGCTTTTAAATAAAATAGTTTATGACAGGTCGATCATTCTGGAAGAGTGCGACGTTCCGCAAAGAAGCGAAAATGTTTCAAATTCAACCGGAATAGCAACATCGGATGCTACAGGATGGAGCGCAGCGGAAAACGCAGCGAATAAGCAGCAAAACATTACAGAAGATTGCAAAATGGAAGAAGTGAGGGTTGTTTGCAGGGCAATGCAAATTTCTCCCTACATTCCACAGGACAGCCCGATTTTAGACATAAAATATTCGGACACAAAGCCAAACATAAAAAGGCAGAAAAATTATGAACTAACGATAAAGGCAAATTACATGGCAACGTTGCTGAATTTGGGATTTTATGGAGAACACGTTATCAAAGGAGCAAATGCGTTTGACGACCCAGAGCAGGTATGGATTGACAGCCGGGAAATGATAGAGGCTATTCAGAAAAGTAAAATCACAAAACCAACGGCTAACGAAGGAACAGAAGAAACAAGGACAACAGACGGCGGAATAGAAGCGCAAATATCTAATTCGCCAATGCTTGACGGAATGTCAAAAGAAAACCCAGAGAAAGCGGAGGGATGATAAGATGTGAGAGAAATTGACGAGTTAAACGACTTTTCAGAAGATGAAATATTAGACATAGATGCCTATTTTGATGAAATGGAACTTTCAGAAGAGGGAAAGGAAGAAAGAAAGAAATTCGCAAAGGATATGAAAGAAATCATTCTTTTTCTTTTCTCTCTTTTTCTTGTGATGAAAGAAAAAAGTTATATGGATAAGCGGTTTATCGTATCGCAGATACAGTCAAGATATTCAGACTTGGTTGTTGAATATATGAAAATCGACAAATACATTGAAGAACACATAAAGGAATTTTCAGAAGAAACAGTTGATACTACGCTAAAACACATTGACGAAGAATTTTATCTTTCGGAAGACAGAGGCGTACTTATATCTGTCAACGAAGCAAACAGTACGCTAAATTACAAAGATTTTGCAAATGCGATAGCAGACGGAAAAACAGAAAAACAATGGATAACAGAAAAAGACCAAAAGGTAAGGAAAACACACAAAAGGTTAGACAGTATGATAATTCCAATAGAAGATACGTTCGTTGTTGGAAATACGCTCATGCGATTCCCGCATGACACTTTTTATGGAATTGATTACAAGGAACTTTCGAATTGCCGCTGTACAGTGCGGTACATTTAAAACTAAATATTTTCAGCAATTAAGCACATGGAGAAATCCGTGTGCTTTTATTTTGCGCTAGGGACAGCGCAATACAAGTTTCGCAAAACGATAGGGAAATCGAAAATCGCAAACCCAAAAATATTGTGAGGGAACACATTAAAACGCAGAAAGAGGTAAGAAGAATGAGCAAAGAAAGCAGAAAAATCCCAATGAACCTACAGTTTTTTGCAGAGCCGGGAGAGCAAGACGGACAGCAGACACCGCCAGCAGATGACGGAAAAGAGCAAGACGGACAGCAGACACCGCCAACAGATGACGGAAAAGAGCAAGACGGCCAGCAGACACCGCCAGCAGATGACGGAAAAGAGCCTACTGTTCAGGAACTTATGGTAGAACTCGCCAAGGTGAAAAAGGCACAGGAGCGCGCCGCAAGCGAGGCGGCAGAGTACAAGAAAAAGTACAACGCAAAGCTGTCTGAAAAAGAAAGGGTAGACGCAGAAAAGGCAGAGCGAGAAGCGGAAAGGGAAGAACAATTCCAGCAGCTTTTGAGGGAAAACAAAATCAACAAACTGGAAAAGTATTACCTTGGCGAGCTTAAATACACGCCGGACGAAGCAAGCCAGATGGCGATCGCAGAGGTTGACGACGATTTTGATGCAAAATTGAAAATCCAGCTTGCCGTAGACAAGAGGAAAAAGAAAGAGTATGAAGCGGAATTTATTAAATCAAGACCGCAGATGAATGCCGGAACGGGTGACGGAAAGGTTGTTACATTAGAACAGTTTACAAAGATGGGGGTAGCGGACAGGGTTAAACTCAAACGCTCCGACCCAGACGGATATGAAAGATTAAGGAAAGCAGAACAAGGAGGAAAATAAAGTATGGCATTACCAGCAGGAGTTACAGGAATCGCAGATTTGTTCGACCCAGAGGTGGTCGGAGACCTTATTAACAAAAAGCTGATTGACGCAATTAGGTTTACGCCGCTTGCACTTGTAGATGATACGCTTGAAGGGCAGCCAGGGAGCAAGGTGAAACTTCCGTCATTTAATTATGTAGGAAGCGCAGAGAAGGTAGCAGAAGATGAAGACCTGCCAATCAAGAAATTAACGCAGACCGAAGAAGAAGTTGAAATCATGGAGTATGGTCTTGGAATTGAGATTACAGACAGAGGGGCTGTTATGGGATTTGGAGATCCTCTTGATGAAGCTGCAAGGCAGATTACGATTGCTGTTGCAGACGGGGTAGAGAGCAGTTTGATTGATGCAGCAAGCACAACAGCTTCTTTGGTCGGAACATCTACAGCTACAAAGGTTACAGACAGGATTGCAGAGGATTTGGAACTTTTCGGAGAGGAGATTGACGGAGAAAAAGTTCTTGTGGTTCCACCAAAAGTGCATACAGCATTAAGGAAATCATCTGACTGGATTCCAAATACGCAGATGGGTGCAGACATCATTGTAAAGGGAACGGTTGGCATGATTTACGGCTGCCAGATTGTCACGTCCAACAGGCTGAAAACAAAGAATGAGGGATTTATCATCAAACCAGGCGCACTGGCTATCATTTCAAAGAGAAATACGCTTGTAGAGTTTGACAGGGATATTCTTGGAAGAAAAACCCTGATTACAGGCTCCAAAATGTTTGCTCCGTATGTTTACGACAAGAGCAAGTTAATCAAGATTAGCTTCGGTGGGGGAAACACCGGAGCATAAGGAGGAAACGTTATGGGAATGATTTACCACAAAAAAAGAATGTGGTCTAAGCTGAAAGAAAAGGAAGGGGAAACTCTTCCTTTTTCTGATTCTGATATTGAATTTGAAGAAAGGCCAGAGGAGCAGCAATATACCAAGACCGACATTCAGCGCATGAGTAAAGATGACCTTGTTTCACTTGCGTCAGAAGTCGGAATTGAGGGAGCAGGAGAAATGAATGGAGCAGACCTTAAAAGGGAACTGATAGAACATTTTGAACTTTAGGAGGTGGGCGGTATGCTGACCTTAGAATATGAGCTATTGGAAGATTTGAAAGAGGAATTATCCGCAACAGACCCCAAGTTTAAGCCTGAACTTATAAAGCTAAAAATCAAAAATGCAATAAGGGAAGTGAAACGGGCAAGGAACTACCCGAAACACTATACAGAAAGCGCAATCGTGGAAGATTTGGAAAACTACTATTCCAACATCCGAAACATTGCGCTTTTTGATTACAACATGATAGGTGCAGAGGGGCAGTCGTCATCATCCGAAAATGGAACATCGAGGAATTTCATAGACCGGGATAAGCTGTTTAGCGGCATTATACCGTTGTCAAGGACAGGGAGGTAATAAATTGAAATATCTTGAATTTGATATAAAAAATATGGCAATCAGCCGAACAGCAGGAGATAAAACCGCGCTTATCAGCGGCGCAGTTAATTATTTTGGACTGCACTTTAATTTTGGTGATGAATTTGCAGAAATCCCAGGCACAAAATCGGTTGAGTTTTACAAAAACCGCAACAAAATCAGGGTTGACCTTGTTGACAATCAGTGCGCCGTTCCTAATGAATTGCTGACTGATAACAAAAATTTTGAAATGCGAGTTATCAGTGGAAATACAATCGGCACAACATGGACAAGCGTAGGTATCACAGAAAGTGGAATCGTCATGCCAGAAGAACCAGAAGAAGAAGCACCGTCTGGCATGGAATATGTAAAAACCGCAAGCGGCGAAAATGCCGCTCCATATCTTCGAGCGAGCACAAACGGTCTTGAATATTCTCAAAATGGTGAAGACTGGAATAGCGGCGTATCAGGCGTACCAGAAGTGCCGTCAAGACCAAAAGGTTCAGTATACCTTCGCAAAAATGGGGACTGGGTAAATGCAGAAGAATATCTTGCGGAAAACGGCGGAGAAACAAATGTCATTAACGAAGTACAGGTTGACGGAACTGCACTGCCAGTCACGGACAAATCAGTAAACATTGACCTGTCTGCATATGCAAAAACAGCCGACCTTGCAAGCGAATATGCCACAAAAACGGAGGTTGCGGCATTGCAGACCTTGACAGGCACAGCGGAAACGGTAACAGATGTTGATTACAGCACAACGGATATATCTGATGTTATAACATCATACAACGCATTACTTTCTGCATTACGTGCAAGAGGGGTAATTGCATAACAAGCGATTTTGGAAGATTGCGCGTGGCTTTAACCGTGTGTATTTCCATACGGTTAGGGTTGCAGGGCATCCGCCATCAGGTGGTGGAGGGCAGGCGGATTAAAATTCTATTTGCGGAAAGGATTGAGCAAATATGACAGCAACAACAGTAAGTGTTATTGCGGCGGTTATAAGCGCATTATCGCTTTTATCAATGATTTACTTTAACTTTAAGAGCGGAAAGCGAACAGAAACGAAAGACACAGAGGAATACACAAAAGAACGAATTGAGGAAATCAAGGAACGCACTAAAGAAAACGCAATGATAAGCGGAAAACTTGACCTCATCAATTTGAGCAATCAGGAGATTAAGGAGCAGATTTCTTCTCTTGTAAAAAAAGTTGATGCTCACGGAGACAGGCTAACCAAGGTAGAGGAAAGCCTTGTTACAGCATGGAAGCGGATTGATGAAATTATTGAAAAGATTGAATAAGGAGGACGACGAATAATGAGTGACAAAACAAAGAGGTGGATTAAGGCAGCAGGAATCCGGGCCGGAAAAACTGCGGCACAGGTAGCCTTGTCAATGCTGACGGTAGGGCAGGCGGTTATGGATGTGAACTGGATAAATGTATTATCAGTATCAGCAGTGGCAGCGGTTATTTCTATCCTGACAAGCATTGCAGGGTTGCCAGAGGTTAAGGAGGACTGACGATGATTGAAATAATCACAAAAGGCGGAAGAATCTTTACATACGATAAAAATGAATATGAGTGTCAGTACGACAAGAAGGCTGTCTTGATATTCAAAAACGGAGAAATTGTTGCCCTTTACAATTTAGACGTTGTGGCAACGCTTTCTGTTAAATAGGGGGCGATTTTATAAGAACCCTCCTAAAAAACAAGCAATCCATGAAATACGCCCTCCAAATCGGAGAAGTGCCAATCTACAACCGTGACGAAAACGGCGAAATCATCTATGAACACTACGAGGACAGCGACGGGAACATTATTTATTACGAAGATGAAAACGGAAATAAGATACCGTCTGAAACTGGGGAATATGAGATAGACTATAGCGAGCCCGTCTCTTTTTTATCCAGTTTAGCAATGAGTGGCGGAGAGGCGGAGGCGCAGGAATTTGGCTTGTCGACCTCTGACTATAACGCCACTCTGCTATGCCAAAAAGGTGCTTATCCAATCGTTGAGGGTAGCCTTATTTGGACGAAAAGCGAGGTAGGGTACAAAGATATCAATAATGAGATTATCGACCCTATATCGGCAGATTATGAGATTATAAAGGTGTCTGAAAGTCTTAACTTTGTGAAGTATGTGTTAAAGGCTGTGGTTAAATAAAATAGACAGGCAGAAAGGAAGATAGAAAGATGATTTTACAGTATTCAAATAATGGAACGGATTGTTACGAAGAATCGCAATCAATATGTTTTTTGCAAGTTCCGTTTACAAAAAATGATGACATTGTAAGCATAATGGAAAGAGCAGAAAAACAAGTTTCTACAGTATGGGGAAAACCTACTTTTGAGCTTAGGTCAGATAACATGTTTCCAGAAAATGCAAAGTTTGCAAAAATTGCAATACTAAGCGAAAGAAACAGAGGAAAGTCAAGAGCGTTGATGTTTGGAGAAAAGACGGTTTTGTATTTGCTAAATGAAAACGGAAAAACTTTGAAAATGTTCTAAGGTGGTGTTTGACATGGACAAGAAAACAGTAAATATTCTTGGAGCGGATTACACGATTGAAACAGATGAAGAAATACTAAAAGACGGCGCAGACGGTATCTGCCATCCATACTCCAACCGAATAAGGATAAGACCAAAAGAAAATATGCTCGGTGACGGAGATACAAAAGAAGAAAAAGAGAAGTGTTATAAGGAAACGCTGTCTCACGAATGTATTCATGCATATTTTAGGGAAAGCGGACTGTACAGCTACATGAAGGACGAGGTTCTTGTAGATTGGATTGCAACGCAATTTCCAAAAATGGAAAAGACATTTAGGGAATTGGATATTTTGTAGGAGGTAGAAAATGGAAGATTTGTTTTACAAAGACAATACAAAATTATGCGGAACACTTCAAGATGGTGTATTTTTCCCTTGCACCACTCTAATTCCAGAGTGGTTGAAGAAATCAGTAGAGAAATCTCTGAAATTTAATTTGTTAAACACAGAGATGGGTCATGGCAAAGAAAACCCTTAAAGCCGACCTGTCTATTTCGTCAATCCGTAATCTCCAAAAGGAATTGGAAAAATACCGCAACAGTCTAACCTACAAAGCCAGACTGCTTGCAGAAAAACTTAGCGAGCGCGGCGTAGAAATCGCCAGAGTGCAGATAGCCGACCTCGACGCAATCTTTACGGGCGAACTGATACAGAGCTTGCACAGCGAGTACAAGGCAAGTATGCCATACGGGGCGATATTTGCGGTAGTTACAGACTCCAAGCACTGTGCCTTTGTTGAGTTCGGCACAGGACAACGTGGCGAGGACAAACCATACCCCTATCCTCTTCCAGAGGGTGTAAGCTGGGATTACAATGTCGGAAAGACGATAAGACAGAACGCAACCACGGGAAGATATTACTGGTTTTATCCGGGGCAGGACGGGAAATGGCATTATACAGAGGGAATGCCGTCTCGTCCTTTTATGTACCTTACAAGCATGGAACTGATAAGGGAAGTTCCGAAGATAGCTAAAGAAGTATTCGGGAAGTGAGAGGGGATCCTCTCTTTTTTAATTTAACAAAATAAATCATCAGGAGGCATGAATTTATGTTAGTAGAAATCATTGGAAAAAGAAACGAAGAAAGGCTTATCACTACAAGCCTTAAAATTGCTGAAAAGTTCGGTAAGGAACATGCCCATGTCCTTAGAGATATTCGGGATATGGAATGTAGCGATATGTTTAGAGAATCCAATTTTGGATTGTCCTCTTATAAGTCTGCACAAGGCAAGACATTGCCAATGTATGAAGTGACAAGGGATGGGTTCACCTTGCTGGCTATGGGATATACCGGAAAAGAAGCAATGAAGTTCAAAGAGGACTACATCAATGCGTTTAACGCAATGGAAAACGAATTAAAACGCATTTACACCGAGCGTCAACAATGGAAGATAGAGCGTGACAAAGGCGTTGTTATTCGTCACATCCTCACAGACACAATCAAGATGAAGATTGCAGACAGCCCACACAAGCGGTTCGCATATCCAAATTATACAAATCTGATTTACCGAACTTTGTTTGGAAAAACTGCAAAAGAACTTGAACAGGAATGTGGCGTAAAGGCGAGAGAAAATTTAAGGGATTATTTTACCGGGAATGCCTTGGCACAGGTACAGAGCATGGAAATGCTGGTTTCAAGCCTTATCGGGTGTGGCTGGGGATATGAAAAAATAAAAGAATTTGTGTCTGAAAACTGCAAATATAAGATTGAGGAGGAAAATCATGGTTAAAACAAAAATCACTGAAACAACAGAAAAATACGACAAGGACGGAAAGCTTGTTGAAAAGGTTGCAAGAGAGGAAAATTCGGAAGATGATACAGTTTACACACCAGCCTATTTGAATCCAAACCTTAGTGGAACGTTGATTCATACAAACCCACCTTACTACTCATATTGCGGACAAAGAGAAAATTCGGAAAGTAATTTCGGAGGAAGAATCGAGACCGGAACTGTACCATACGACAGAATCAAAACGGGAGAAATTACAGAGGGATTAGATTTTTCTGGCTTAAAAAATAAAGGAGAAACTACCATTTAAAGGCAGGTGGTCTAAATGCTTGACAGCATAGAAACGCAAGTGTTTTCGCTGATAAAAGCGAAGTTTTCCGCAAAGATAAAAGCGAAATACAAAGACCTCAATTTTACCACAAGCGACAGGTCATCAACAAAACCTAAATTTCCAACAGTGTACATACACATGGTTGATTCACAGGAAGCAGGTTCGGATTTGGAGGGAACATCAATACCAGGAGTTAATGCAGCGTTCCAAGTTGACGTTTCTGACAATCAAAACAACAACAGGACAGATGAAGTGGCGAGAGAGGTTTTAAGGATAATGAAAAGCATGAGATTTAAACCAATGCCTATGCCAATGCACAATAACACTGGGGATGTATACATCACCACGGCGAGATACAAAAGAGTAATAGGTGACGGAGACATATTGTAACAGAAGCAAAGAGCAGAAACGCTCTTATTTTTATGCAAATTTTTAAGGAGGAATGAAATTATGGCAGATACCAGTTATCTTGCAAGAGTAATCATAAAAGAGTTTGAGGGGGACATACATAGCGCAATCGATTTTAGTGGCGAGTACAAACTATTGGTAAGGGCTAAGTCAATCCCAAGCCCTGTATCAGCCCCCAATACGGTTGAAAGCACAACGCTTGAAGATGATACGCAGACGTTTGAAATGGGAATTAAAACAGCGGATACAAGAGAAATAACAGGAAATCTTGAAAAGGAATACCTGCAAGCAATCAATAAGCTGAATGGAAAGAAACTCTGCATTTTTCATCTATACGGGACGCAGGGGATTGGAGGAACCGCAAAATATGCCTACGTAGGGCAGGCAACGGCAACGCCAAATGACGTTGGTGGAGTTGATGAAATCCTTGAAATGACAGTAACGGTTATTCCGAACACATCTGCCATCGAATGCACAGACGATTTTACCGTGGTTGATAACGGCGACGGAACATTCAATGTAACAAAGACGGGAGCATAATTCAAAGAAAGGAAAGTAAAACATGAAATTAAAAATCGGAGAAAAAGAATACAGCATCAAGTTTGCATACAAGCCAACGCTGAAAGAGCGTATCATATCAAAATTTGTAAAGTTTGCAGATTTGTCAAACGGAGACAAGGAAGCATATTTTGAGAAAGTTGAAGATTTGCTCCTGTTTTTACCAGAAGCAGTGCTTGTCGGCTTGCAGGTACACTACCCGGAATTCAAATACAACTGCGACACAGGCGAGGGCAAGGAAGAGAAACTTGAAAAGGCATTTGCGCTTGTTGAGGAATACATGGACAGCGAGGGAGCAGACGTTATGGCGTTCTTCAATCAGATTCAGGAGGCGTTGTTGGAAGATTCTTTTTTGAGAAGCCTGTTCCAGAAGGAGCAGAAGAAAGAGGAACAAGTAGAAGAAACAGTTCAACCAAGACTGGAAGTAATTCAGAACGGGAAAATAGTAGAGATTTAACATGGGAAATATACTGTGAGGAAATACGACCTTTGTTAATGCTTGCAACAAAAGGGTATGGTCTTTCTGTTGACTATATTGATTGGTCAAGCCCTGCCGAGATGGATCCATATCTAAAAGCGTATAAGTTAAAAAGAAATGAGAAAGACGTTCTTCAATGGCAGTTAGGTCAATATGTGGCGGCTGCTATAAGCTGCGTATTACCAAAAGGAAAATATCTTAAAAAACCAATGTTCCAGATAGAAGAAAACATAGGAGAAATTACTGAAAGAGATATAGAAAAGGCAATTTTAACAGAGCAACGGTATATGGCAATGTCAGCCAATAAAGGATTGCCAGAAACAATCATAGCTTAGGAGGAATTTTATGAGCAGAAATATCAACGAACTTCACCCAAGATTACAAGAAAAAGTTTCGGAGTTGCAGAAACTTTGCGAAAATAACGGTTTGATTATCGGAATCGGCGAGTGCTTAAGAACGGTAGCAGAACAAGAAGAACTGTACGCACAGGGCAGGGATAAGCCTGGAAACATTGTCACAAATGCAAGAGGGACTTCTTATTCCAGCCAACACCAGTGGGGGATTGCGTTTGACTTTTATCGAAATGATGGAACAGGCGCATACAATGAATCTGGGAACTTCTTTGAAAGAGTCGGGAGCCTTGCGAAATCTATCGGTTTAGGATGGGGAGGCGACTGGACAAGTATCAAAGACCGTCCGCACCTGTACCTTCCTGACTGGGGAAGCACTGCAACAAAATTAAAAAATCAGTATGGAACCCCAGAAAAATTCATGAAGACGTGGGGGGATTCAGGGAATGAAACCCATGCTCCGACCCATACTTCTGATAACAGAAGGACGTATCTGAAAAGAGGGGATAAGGGACAGAACGTAAAAGATATGCAACTTATGTTGATTGGCTGCGGGTATTCCTGCGGAAAATCTGGCGCAGATGGAATTTTTGGTTCTGGAACCGAAAAAGCACTCCTGAAATTCCAACGCGACAATGGGCTGAAAGAAGACGGATTGTATGGAAACGCTTCTAAGGCAAAACTTGAGAAGGTATATTCCAACAGAACGCAGATTGAAAAGGCGGATTACAAAGTAGGAAGCACCTATACCTTGCAGACAGAAATGAAAGTACGTGAGTGTGCAGGGACAACATACAGGGCAAAGAAACACAGTGATCTTACAGAGGACGGAAGAAAGCACGATGCAGACAGAGACGGATGCCTTGACAAAGGTACAAAGGTAACTTGTAAAGAGGTAAAGAAAGTCGGAGATGATACATGGATTCGCACTCCCTCTGGATGGATTGCGGCGGTTTATGATGGAAAAGTATATGTAAAATAAAATCAAGGACAGCATGGGTTCAAATCCTGCTGTCTTTTTCTTTGAAAGGAAGTGGCAAGAATGGCAACGATAGACAGATTGGATATACAAATAGAAGGTTCTGCACAAAAAGCAAATGTCGCAATAAATGACCTTATAAAAAATCTCGACAGACTTGCCAATTCCTTAAAAATAGACACAAGCGGATTAGAGAAAATCGGAAAATCTTTGAATTTAAGTGGCATTGATAAGGCTGCTAAAAATATGCAATCCCAAACGCAGAAAGTATCAAAATCCCTGTCTCAAATTACGGAGCAGTACAAGGATTTGGGCAAAGGATTTGAAATAAAAGGCTCTACGCAACAGATACAGAAGCAAATTGACAGCCTTACAAACAAACTTGCAAATGCAAAACTGGCGAAAGATGATTTTGAAGCGTCCGGGAAGGCCAATTTAGGTGGTTACGAAACAGCAGTTAAAAATGTAATAAAGTATACAAACCAGATTGAAAGCCTGAAAAAGCAACTTGAGGGATTGCAGACAGCACAGCCGAAACTTGATTTCAATGTAGCTGGCGCGGAAAGCCAAACAAAATATCTAGTTGAATACAAAAAGCAATTAATAGATTTCAAAAATGATATGAAATCCATAGGTGATGTTTATGGCGGGTTGCAGAATGTTCCAAAAGGAGGACTAGATACTCTAATTCAAAATTTAAAGCAATCCATAGAAGAATTAAAGCAATCCTACCCGCAGGCAACGAATGTTATTTCCGCATTTGAAAAAGAGTTGCAAAAGCTACAAGGTATTTCTTCTGGACTGACAAAAGAACCAATTAGAGCCAATATTGATACAAGCTCTATTGACAAAGTAAGTGAAAAAATAGCAGAGCTAAAAAACAGGTTTGAAAAAGTTGGATCAGATTTTAAGTTTACCGGGAATTTTGAACAGTTAAATATTGAAATAGAAAAAGTTTATTCCAAGCTGAACGAATTAAGAACCAAAGAACAGGAAATGATTTCTGCCGGACAGGTAAATACATCTGGATTTGAACAGTTGCAGGAATCACTTGCAAGAGTTGGAAATAAGTTCGGAATAATGCAGGATTTAAGGGACAGAACAGAAGCATTTAACCAATCCTTGCAACAATTAAGAGTTCCAGAAATCCGAGAAGAAAATCTTACAAAACTTCAAAATTCCTTAAGAAAAACAGAAGCAGACACAGAAAAGCTAAGAACAAAACTTTCTAATGCAATAACAATGGGAAGGATTGTTCCAAACATAGACGACAGCGGATTCCGAAAACTTACGGAGCAAATTGCGTTATCAGAAAAACAGGCAGAAGCATTAAGGCAGAAAATACAGGAAGTGGGAGGCGATACAAGCGGAACCGGAAGCATAATGGACAGGCTGAAATCTTCTCTGTCAAATGTTTCGAGCCAGTCAAGCAAAACATCTTCTGCGACAAACATATTATCAAAAAATATAAAAAACCTTTCCTCAACAATGAGCGGATTCAGCAAGTCAGCAGGAAAAGCGGTCACAGGGCTGAAATCATTCGCAAGACAAGCATTGTCTGCTATGGGGATATATCTTGGGGTTTATGGGGCGGTAAGGGGGCTTAAATCATCGTTAGAAAGCTCCATGAATTACATAGAAATCCTTAATTATTTCAATGCCGCATTTGGACAGGTGGCAGAAAAGGCAGATTACAGTAAGTTTGAAGAAATGGGATATGATTCAGCAGAAGCATATTACAATTCTTTTTCTGAAAGGGCAAAAGAATTAACAGAAAAAATGTCCGGGTTTACAATGAACGAAAGCGGGATGTTGGAATCCGGAGGAATGAAAAGCCTTGGAATTGACCCTACGAAACTTATGAACTATCAGGCGATGTTTGGGCAGATGTCTAGCTCTATGGGAGCGACAAGCGAAAATGCATTAAGGCTGTCAACAGTCCTTACGGAAATTGGGGCTGACCTGGCTTCTGTAAAGAACATGAAGTTTGAAAAAGTCTGGAACGATATGGCTTCCGGGCTTGCGGGAATGAGCCGGACACTGGATAAGTATGGGGCAAATATCCGAAACGTGAACTTGCAGCAGAAGTTAAACGAACTTGGAATCAGTGCAAACATATCCGCATTAAACCAGAATGACAAGGCTCTTTTACGTACAATTATTCTTCTTGACAGTACGAGATATGCATGGGGTGATTTGGCAAAAACAATCAATCAACCTGCTAACCAGTTAAGGTTGCTCCAATCAAATTTCAGCAACCTTGGGAGGGCTATAGGAAACATATTTTTGCCAATCGTTGCAAAGGTTTTACCATACATAAATATGCTTGTGCAGGCATTGACGAGGCTTGCAGAATGGCTTGTAAAACTCCTTGGATTCGAGGGATTCGACTGGGGAGGTGGCGGGGGCGGAAACTCTACCCCGGATATACTTGGTGACATATACGACAATGCAGAGGATGCATCTGGCGCATTGGATAAAGTATCTGAATCCGCAAAAAAAGCGAAGGCAGGTCTTAGGGGATTTGATGAGTTAAAAACAATCAACATGCCAGAATCCAATGAACCAGACGATGGAGCAGGGGGAGCGGGAACTGGAGGAATTGACAGCGGACTTCTGCAAGGAGCATTAGATAGCATACTGGACGAATATCAGGCGGCATGGGACAAGGCTTTTTCCGAAATGGAAAACAGGGCTAATACATTCGCTGATAACGTGGCGAAAGCGTTTAAAGAAAAAGGTCTCTATGGTGTTGGGGAATATTTCAGTAAAAGCATAACAAGCGCATTGGAGAGCATACCCTGGGATTCTGTATATGAGGGAGCAAGAATGTTTGGAAGCGGTTTAGCTTCCTTTTTAAATGGGTTGATTTCCCCGGATCTGTTCGGTGCACTTGGGAAAACGATTGCAGGCGCGTTGAACACAGCGTTGCATTTCCTTGATTCATTTGGGGAAACATTTGATTTTACCAATTTCGGCGTTTCCATAGGAGCCGGGATAAATTCTGCATTAGGAGGGATTGACTGGAAAACCGCGCTTTCAGCGGCTAAGAAATGGGGTACTGGAATTGGAAACGCTATCAATGGATTTTTCAGAAAAACGGATTTTTCCACCGTTGGAAGCACGTTGGCAAATGCCTTAAACACTGCGATACAGCTTGCACTATCATCAGGGAAAAAGATAGATTTTGAGTTAATAGGAAAGAAAATTTCAGACGGAATCAATGGATTTTTCAAGACGTTCAGGGCTGATAAATTAGCGAAAGCCATAAATGTTTGGATGAAGGGCGCGCTGAAAACAGTTTCTACATTACTAAAGAAAACGGATTTTGATATGATTGGGAAGAAAATAGGAAAATTCCTTGCAGAACTTGATTTGACAGGAGCATTGAAAGGGCTGGCGAGCGTTGTATGGGAGGCGATAAAGGGAGCGTTTAACTTATTATCGGGAATTTTTAAATCCGCACCAATTGAAGCGTCTTTGCTTGTTGCATTTTCGTTCCTGAAATTTACAAAGGTTGGGCAGATTTTTACTTCCAATCTTTTTTCTATTTTAAAAGGCGGGGCAACACAATCTTTAAATAAGTTTGCAAGTTTCTTCAATGGGGGATTGCTTGGAGTTATCGGAACAGCGGTAGCAGCATTTGCAGAATTTAGCGTTGTTTCTGATTCAATAGAGAATTTAACGCTCGGAACAGGAGATTTTATAGCAGAAATAGGTAAAATAGCAGGGGTTGTAGGGATTGCTTGGGCAGGAATGTCCGCTATACTTGGATTCCCAGCAGGAACCATAGCTACTGCAATTGTTGGTATAGTAGGAGCGATAAAAGGGATAAGCGATGCATTTAAGGATATAAAAGCTGAATCCGCAATGCAATCAATAGCGAACGCATTGAAAAAACCAGGTGGAACACCGATTGAAGATTTGACAGAGTTGTATTCGGATACAATTGGAAAAATAAAAAGCGGATTTGATGACATAAATGTAAAGTCAGAAGAACTTAAAACAACACAGACTAATGCAGAAAAAACAAGCAAAAAAATTGACCTCATAAAGTTTTCGATAGAAAACGGCTCAAAGGCTACGAAAGAAAAAACAACAGAAATAAAACAGGCGTTCGACAGTCTATTAAGCGATTCAAAAAGCATTTTTGAACAAGAATACGACGTTATCATGACGGGAATATCTGGTTCGTTGCAGCAATCGTTGACGGATGCTGGATATTCTGTTGAGCAGATTGTCGGAGTGATGGATTCGCTAAAAACGGAACATCAGAAAGAGATAGAGGAAATAGAGAAAAATAACGAGAAGTTGAAAACCAGTTTTGAAAATGGGAAAATTTCTATCCAAGAGTATGCTGCAAAAATGCTAGAAAATTACGAAAAACTGGGCGAGATAACGGGAAAGACAGACGAGTATTCATCTGCCATTGAAAAGGTATCAGAGGCGGCGAAAGGCGTTGACTTAAGCGGAATAGTAAACAAAGACAATACAATTAACACAGGTCTTTTAGCAGAACAGTTCAAGGGGTTAAGCACAACCGCTACCGAGGCTAAGCAATCAATAAACGATTCATCTGCGGGGTTAACTGCGGCACTAAATGATTATGCAAAAGAAGCAGAAAGAACCAAAAATTCAGAAGCCGCAACAGCGATTAGCGATATGCTATCAGCAGAAGAAGCGAATGTGAAATCAGCAACGGAAAGTGTAAACAATCAGTTAACAGAATACGGAAACCAAGTACAATATGCAGTTTTGGAAAAAATTCCAAGCGTGGTAGACGAAGCGGTTGCAGATTATGAGAACAAAAGCCCTATATACAAATTCTTTAATTCAGAAGAAAGCCATGTGCAATCCGCATTAGAGGAATACCAAAAAAATGTAATAGACCCGTCTACGGAAGAATTAGAACGTTTATATTCGGAAGCAGGAATTGAGGGGGCTACTTTTTCCTCTAATGCTGGGAAAGAAATAATAGATGCAATGTTTGATGAAAACATAGTGTCAAGCGGGGAGCTTACCTACTATTCAAAGACATTGAAAAGCAATTATACAAAAGTAGTTAATAATGCTGTTGATGAAATAAAGAAGGATGCTAAGAAAAAATCTAAGCAAATAGGAAAAAATGTAGATGAAGGTACGAGGGATGGAGTAAACGAAAACCTTGGACTTGCAACTGGAGCAATAGGCGGCATGGCAAACCAAATGCTTAGAAAGGCAAGGGAAACCCTTGGAGTGCATAGCCCATCTACAAAATTTAAAGAAATCGGTGGATATGTCGTAGAAGGAATGAAGGGAGGGATTTCTGGAAAATGGGGAGAATTCAGCGAGTTTTGGGCAAAGAAGCATGATTACATTATAAATAAATTTAATGGAATAAAAGAAAAATTCGGGACAAAAGGAAAGGATATAATATCAGGAATCCGGTCTGGAATATCTGATAAATGGAACGATTTCAGTACGTTTTGGGGAGAAAAGAAAAGTAGTATCATAGATAAATTCAATGATATAAAAGAAAAATTTAATACAAAAGGTGGAAATATAATTTCTGGCATAAGGTCTGGCATATCTGGGAAATGGGGTGAATTTAATTCTTATTGGACAGAAAGAAAAAATTCTATAGTAGAGAAGTTTAAAAATATCAAAGAATCATTCCAGGGAAAGGGTGGCGATATTATATCTGGGCTAAAAAGCGGTATTTCCAGTAACTGGGATGGTTTTGTTGGATGGTGGGCAGAAAAAATCAAGGCAATGGTGAATGGGATACTGGATGGAATAAACTGGGTTCTTAAAAAAGTTGGCTCTAGTACACAGCTAGACCCATGGGAGCCAAAAGGATTTGCAAAAGGAGCCAACGGACTTCCGCAAGACACCATAGGAATCGTAAACGACCAGAAAGGAAGCACATACAAAGAACTTATCGTGCCGCCACATGGAAAGCCATTCATCCCAGAGGGCAGGAATGTCATGCTTCCCATGAAAAAAGGGACAAAAATCATGCCAGCCCGCCAGACGAAGGACTTCATGGAGAAAATGAACAATATGCCGCATTTTGCCGGAGGTATTGGTGATTTCTTTAAAGGTGCATGGGCAAAGATATCAGAGTTTACCGGGAATATCTGGGACTACATTTCAAACCCAGGGAAGATTTTGCAGATTGCATTTGACAAATTCACGGATTTATCCGGGATGCTTGAACCCGTGCTTTCCATAGCTACAGGGGCTGCAAAAACGCTTCTGGATGGCGCAACAGGTTTTATAAAGAAAATGTTCGACGAAAACCTTACGGTGCAGTATAACCCGTCCCAAGGAGTGGAACAGTGGCGCGGTCTTGCGACAAAGGCGTTGCAGATTACAAACCAGTTCACAGCACCAAACTTAACCGCCTTGCTAACACAAATGCAGCATGAATCCAGTGGAAATCCAAAGGCAATCAATCTATGGGATTCTAATGCAAAGAAGGGAACCCCATCCAAAGGACTTATGCAGGTCATTGACCCGACGTTCCGGGCGTATGCATTAGCACCACACAATAAAGATATATGGGACCCGCTTTCAAACATGATTGCGGCCATCCGGTACACAGTATCGCATTATGGCAGCTTATATTCCGGATGGACTGCGAGAGGATATAAAGGTTATGCCTCTGGAATAGGAAAAATAAACCTTGCAGACCTGATACCAAAATACAGGGCAGGCGGGTTCCCGGAAGATGGATTGTTCTATGCAAACCATACAGAACTTGTTGGAAGATTCAGTAACGGACAGACAGCAGTAGCGAATAACGGGCAGATTACGCAGGGGATTGCAGAAGCAATATACCCAGCGGTATACAATGCGGTTTCTTCTGCAATGAGAAATAATGGAACATCTGGAAGTGTGGACATATCTCTACAATTAAACCTGGACGGGGATGCAGTTTATAAAAATGTTGTGAAACGGACAAGGGAAGGGAGGGATAGGAATATAGGTGGTAGACTTGTTCTTGCGGAAGAGGTTTATTAAATACAGAAGAAAACAAGATTGACATTTCATGTAGATTGTGGTAGATTGAATAAAATTTGATACGCTATTACAAACTGATGGAATTGTAGAGGGAAACTTGGAACCCGGAGAGTCTGGACGCTATGCCAGATTTCTTCGGGTTTGTTTATTTTCGGGAAAATACCAAAGATAAACACTGTGAAGTTGCGGGAAAACCAAATATCGGAGGTATCATTATGAAACTAAGACTTGTGAAGCAGGGAGATTTCTTAGGAACAAAGTGTGATTTTTATGTGGATGAGGATAACAACATCTACATGAGCAGGACACAGATAGGGTATGCGCTGGAATATAAAGACCCGTCTAATGCGGTCAAGAATATTCACAACAAATATCAAGAAAGATTTGACAGATTTTCAGTTGAAGTATCGGGTGCTCAGTTTGTACCCCCGATAAACAAGAATAAAAATTCCCCTAAGATTTATATGTATGCGGAAAAGGGAATTTATGAGGTTTGCCGGAGGTCAAGACAGACGGTTGCGGACAAATTCTATGACTGGGCATATGATACCATTTCAGAAATTAAGAAGAATGGATTTTATATCGCCAACGGTAAAGATGAAAAATGGATAGGAATAAGGCGGGAAACAAAGCAAGTCCGAAAGAACGAAACGGACATGATACAGAAATTTGTAGACTATGCCATATCGCAAGGAAGCCAAAACGCAAAAAGATACTACACGCATTTGACAAACCTTGCAAATAAGCGTTGCGGCATTAAGACGGGCGAGCGTGACAAGGCAGACCAGAAAACATTGCTTCGGCTGAAATCCTTGGAAACGCTGATTGATATGAGGTTAGAAACACTTATGAATAACAATATCCCATATAAAGAGGTGTTTTCTGATGTTAAGGACATGATTGAGGGGATTTAATAGACAGGAGGATTCTTTCCATACCTTTAATGAAAATTGGTGTATGGAATTTAGTTTATTATAAAGAAAAATACAGAAGAGCTGGCATACCTAACTATGAAGAAAAGCTTGTTAATGTTGGTTACATCTGGGGATAGGCTGACGAGCCGAAAAGTACAAGCCTTAGTACCTGCCCCGGTTTGACATAAGGCAGTTTGCGGAAAGGCGGTAAAGAGCATGAATGAGATAATCAAAATCAACAACCACGATGTAGAAGTAAAAGAGTACAAGGGTCAAAGAGTGGTAACATTCAAAGATATTGATACAGTACATGAAAGACCGGCTGGGACGGCAAAGAGGAATTTCAACGACAACAAGAAGCACTTTATTGAGGGCGAGGACTTCTTTGCAATTCCCTATTCGGAGTTCTGTACGGAATTCGTACCCAACCCACCAAAGGGCGGAAATCCGAACGTTCCAGTAAATTTAATGACGGAGCAAGGCTACCTCATGTTGGTAAAATCCCTTACAGATGATTTGGCGTGGAAGGTGCAGAGGGAGCTTGTCAATGGGTATTTTAGGGCTAAAAAGGCAAAATCAGCCATAGAGGAATTACAGGAGCTTCAAAGCAGGGCAATACTTGAAGTAAATGAAAAAGTAGGAGAAGTAGAGAACAGGATAACCAGGCTTGAAAACAACATGACAATAACCCATGAGCAGATACAGATAATCAAGAATCGGGTAAACGCAAGAATTGTAAATGATGTTCTTGGCGGTTACGAGAGTAACGCATACAACGATGTTCATTTGAGAAGCAAGGTTTACAGCCGGTTCAACAAAGATTATTGCGATTACTTCCGCATCAATGCAAGGACAAACACATTAGCTTCAAAATTTGATGAAGCTCTGCGATATATTGATATGTGGGAGCCTGACACGAATATGAAGTTGATGATACAGAACGCAAATGCACAAATGAAAATAGAGGATATAGCATAGGACGGAAACAACCGTCCTATTGTTTTGCAAAAATCTTTAATTTTCCTCTTGACTTTTTGTCGAAACTTATCTTATTTTGTGGTATAATATGGTATTATGCGAAAGGTATTATGAAAAGGATTCTAATTTTAGAAAGGAAGATGAATGTGGATAATTTCAAAATCATGTACAAAATTCTCCGAGAGTTAGAGAAAAACATGGGGAACGAAAGATTTAACATAGAAACCGTATCGGCAGAAAAGCTGAAAATATCCTTCGAGAAATGGGAACAGCTTTTAATTCTCATGCAGGACGAGGGGTATATCAAAGGCTTGGTTCTGTCAAAAGACCTTGGGCAGATGTATAGGCACATTGCAGAGCCGATAAAGCCGCAGATTACCATTAGAGGGCTTGAATACCTTGCAGGGAACAGTTTTATGGGGAAAGCAAAGGAAGCGTTGAAGATGGCGGGAGAGATAATTTAGTAAAAACAAAGGCAGTTGGTCAACTTGGCGTTGCCCAATGTGGGTATCGCCTTTTAAAATATTTTAATTTCCTCTTAACTTTTGTCGAAACTTATCCCATTTTATGTTATAATTTACCAAAACACAAATGAAGGGAGAAATACTTATGAGCAGGAGAGAAGGGAAAATATCAATAATTGTGGCTGTGATAGGTTTAATTGGAGTTATAGGGGCAGCAATCATCGGTGCAAAGTGGGGTAAGGAGAATGTAACAGTAATAGTTCAGTTGGACGGAAAGAATGTGGTTCTTAATAATGAGGATGTTAAGAAAATGGCGAAAGAAAATGAGCAGTTAAATAATGAAATTTCTGAATATAAAGAAGAAATAGAAAAATTACAGGGTCAGGGCAAGGAATTAGCAACAAAATTAGGGGCTGCAAATGGAGAACTCAACGATGTTCCGTCCATTGAATATAGAAACTTTGGGCTTTCCATAGATGGGAAAGAAATGGCTGTAAATAAAGACAAATCAGCTGTTTTGATAAATGGCAGGAAATATTATTCAAAAGATTTTGTTGATAATTTGCTGCCATCCGATAAAGCAGCGGTAGAAAAGGATGATATGCTTTATGTCGGAAAGGTGGTAAAAGAGAAATCTAATTTATTTGACAGGCAATTAATAGGAAAATCGAATGATGGTTCACAAGTAAGTATAGAAACAAATGTTAAAGATACATATGGGAATATGCATGATAAAGCAGTTGTGTTTTCTTTGTACAATAACAGCATAACGTTTAATGCAAATAAAGAATATTCTAAATTTAAATGCATATTAAATGTTTTAGATGGGAACCCAGGAGGCGGGATTATTCAAATAGAATCGGAACAAGGAATTCTATATACATCAGAAGAAGTTTTAAGCACAACAGAACCAGTTTTAGTCGATATACCAATAAACTATGCTTCTTCCATAACAATAATGAAAATAGGAAATGAAAATACGAAGAATATGGTAACAGATGCAGTTCTTTACAATGAAGAATAGTGGATAAGAAAATTTTTTATCAATGATTGGATTCTGCAACATTTTATTAAAAGGAGAAAACTTATGGAGAAACAAACGAAAACCAAGAAACTTTTAACCCTTGCCGCAATCATTCTGTCTTTGCTGGTATTATTCCCAACCAGCGTGAATGCCGCAGGAAAAACCAAGCTGAACGCCATAAAGAAAACAGTCAATGTGGGTGATTCCTGCACTGTGAAGCTACTGAACAACAAAAAGAAAGTGAAATGGTCTGTATCGAACAAAAACATCAAGATTGTGAGCAAAAGCAACAAGCAAGTAAAAATTAAGGGCATTAAGAAAGGAACGTCATACCTGAAAGCGAAGGTTGGGAGCAAGACTTATAAGTGCAAGGTGACGGTGAAGGAGAAAAGTAAAGGGAATGGAACCAAAAAGAATCCGTATTCTGCGTATGATACATATACAACAGATATATTTGGAGCAAGGTATTACGGTCAAGCAAAAGTCAAGCTGATTGATTATAAAGATGGAAAAGAAGCGTTAAATTATCTTAAGAAAAATGGGCTAAAGAAAAATCCAGGGAAATCAAAAGAATATGTATATTTAAAATTTAAAATTGATTATTTTTATGGTCGGGAAGAAATACCAGCACTTTTAACGATAGGTAGATTTTACACGTCAAATTCCACAAAGGAAATACCTTGGAATGAAATAAAGTGCAATGATGGAATTAAAGACTTTTACACAGAAAGTATGTTGCCGGGAAATAGTGTGACATGCAAAATTATATTTTTAATAAATTCAAAAGAAAAGCCAGTAACTTATAAAATTGATGGTTATGACGATGACTGGAACCCAACCGAAACATGGTTTACAACGAAGAAATAGTAGAGATAAAGGGGAAAATTCAAATGAAAAAATATAAAAATGTAATTATGATTTCTATACTTTTAGCATTGCATATTTCTTTAAATGTAAAAGCAGAATGCATTCATGAATGGACGGAATGGAAAACACTTATAGAGCCTACTTGTTCCGAAGAAGGGTACCAAACAAGAGAATGTTTGAAGTGCTATGAAAGCGATAGTAGATACATACCAGAAACTGGTATTCATACATGGACAGAATGGAAGGCAGATGATGTTTTATGCGCTGATGGAAAATACACGAGGGAATGTAAAGAATGTTATAAAACGGAAACAAAATTTAGGAAAGGTAATGGAAACCATAGATATTCTAAATGGTATGTAATTACAGAAGCAAATTGCACAAATAATGGAAAAAAAGAAAGAGAGTGCCTGGATTGCTTTTATTATGAATATGAAATTATTCCATCAAATTCTTCCCTGCATGAATGGTCGAGTTGGAGTTCTATAGTTTATGCAACAGCATTAAAAACTGGAAAATCAGAACGGGAATGTTATGTATGTCACACAGTTGAAGTGAAAAAAACAAAAAAACTTAAAGCTAAAATAACCCTTTCTTTAAAAAAGAAAATTTTGAAAGTTGGAAAGTCCTTCACGCTTGGGTTAAAGAGATATACATATGGAGATAAAATTTCTAAGTTTTTGTCTAGCAATAAAAAAGTTGCTACAGTAAATAAAAAAGGAAGGGTTACTGCAAAAAAGAAAGGGAAAGCAAAGATAACAGTTAGGATGAAAAGCGGATGTAAAGCAACGTGCAATGTAACAGTAAAATAGGTTTGAGGATTTAGAGCCTAAAGGCTCTATTTCTTTTTATCTTTTAATTTTGTTAGTTGAAATTAAATGAAATATATCTTCTTTGATGGTATAATATAGCATTATACGAAAGGGGATAAGGTGCTATGGGGAAACTATCTGATTGGATAAAGAAAAACATATTAAATGAAAATCAAGCTGAAAATATAGAAAGAAATGAATATAATGCAGTTGATGAAAAGAAAAGCGAAGAAAATATTTCTGAAATAAAGGAAGAAAAACCAAAAGAGAAAATTTATATTAGCCACATGGATGCCTATTTTTGGGAGGCAGGGGAATTTGTCATTGAAAAGAATAAAGGTTCTATAGGTTTAATTCAGATGAATTTTAAAATAGGATTTAATCGCGCTTCAAAAATAATGGATGAATTATGTGAAGCTGGGGTTGTTGGAGAAGAAAATGGAATAGAACCGAGAAAAGTTTTAATGAGCAAAGAAGAATTTGAAGAATTACATAATAACGATATAGATATGATAGAGATAGGAAAAAAAGTAGACTTTGAAAAGTCAAACAGAATAGACATGTATAACAACAAAATCGACTACATGACAGGGGAAGATTTTGAATTATATGTTGCTCAACTATTAGGGAATATAGGGTTTTACAACATACATACCACAAAAGGAAGCGGCGACCAAGGCGTTGATATTCTTGCAGAAAAAGAGGGAATGAAATATGCTTTTCAGTGCAAAAGATATGATAAACCAGTTGGTAATAATGCTGTACAGGAGGTTTTTGCAGGAAAATTCTTTTATCACTGTCATGTGGCGATAGTTGTGACAAATAACTATTTTACAAAATCAGCTAAAGATTTAGCAAATGAAAACGGGGTTGTTCTGTGGGATAGGAATTATTTGCAAAAATTTATCGGCACAACAAATGGAGTTGCCATAGAAAAATCTCCAAATTCTATCATAGAAAAATATTATTATATAAATGGAGACTTTACAACTTTTTCTTTGAAAAAAGAAAATAAAATTGAAATTTTAGCAATTTGTAAGAATAATATAAATGCGGCCAATTTGTATCTTTCCTATTCTGTTAAATTGAAGGAAGAATGGATTGGAAAAGTAGATTTTGCGGTTGCTGTTAATTTTGGAAATGCAGTAGCAATCTGCACAAATGAAAATGGGGAAGAATTTTTTGGAGGCAAGGAACTTGATGGAGAGATTGCAATAGGAATACCGAAATGGATGGATAAAGCAAGAGACGAACTTTTAAGCAGGAACAAAGATGAATTTTTAAGAATGGTTGAAGAAGCAAACAGATATTTAGACGAGTTTATGTCAGAAGCGATAAAATATATTAAATAAAATCCTCTTGACAATGCACGTGCATTTTGATATATTAAGAGTGTGCAAACAGCACGTGCAATCTGAAAGGAGGTTGATACAGTGTCTCCCAAAATGGGGCAAAAGATTAAGGACAACCCTAAAAATGTAAGGCTTGATTTAAGGCTGACAAAACAAGAAGCAGAGGATTTACAATACTGTGCTGATAAGTTGGAAACAAGCCGAACAGATGTAATTAACAGGGGTGTTCAGAAAATCAAAAAAGAAATTGATAAAAAATAGAAGTTGCCCACCGTCCAAAGTCAGCAACTTCTAAACACACCAACTCCCATAAGAAGCTGATACATCCAGTATAACAGACTCTTATGGGAATGTCAAACATTTTCATAGGAGGTTTTAGTGTGAAAGTAAGTAGAGGAAAACCATAAATTGGCGCACTTGAATAAGCTGTCTAAGGCAGGCAACTTTTTGAAGTGCTATGGAGTTAGGAAATTAGATTTAAGAAGCTAATGGTTCATCAGGAGGAAGTAATCCTTCTCGTTGTAATAACTTCTTGGCTTGTTTGATAGCCTTTGCCTTTTGTTTTTCAAGCAGAGGTGCAGGCATATCGATTTTGTAAAGATCGCTCGGATTCCACTGCTCACCAGTAGACAGCATCTGGTAGATGGCAGTAAGAATCATGCGGGCAATAGCGATTATGGCTCTTTTCTTGCCACGGCGTTTAACAAGTGAATCATATTTCTTTTTGTAGTAAGGAGATTTGTCAGATTTTACGGCTGCATGAGCACACTGTACTAATGCAGGTTTGAGGTAGACACCGGCACGCGTAATCCGGACAGACTTCTTCTTACCAGCGGATTCATTGCTGCCGGGGGTTAGACCAGCCCAGCAGCATAAGCGTTTGGAACTCGAGAACTGAGACATATCAGTACCAATTTCGGAGATGATAGTGATTGCACTATCATGTTTTACACCCGGAATGGTACAGAGAAACCGGACAGCATTTTCAAAATCAGGATTAGAAGAAATCATATTTTCAATCATTTTATCAACATCATTGATTTCAGCTGTGATATAATCCATATGTGCACGGACAAGGCGCATACGGTATTTTTGGGCATCAGTCATCTGATATCCTTCGACGGATTCTATAACAGCATCTTCTTTGGATTTGAGGCTCCTTAGAAGTTTAGATGCGATTTCTTCGTGGTTAATGGATGTACCCGATTGTTCAAGCAGATAGTCAATAATGGATGTGGATGACTTCCCAAAGATATCGGAAACAACAGAATCTAATGCAACATTGCAAACAGTAAGAGCATTCTGATATCTATTCTTTTCACTTGAACGGCAGGAAACAAGCTTATAACGATAGCGAGTGTATTCCCTGAGAATACGGACTTTCTTGCAAGGGATATAACTGCCTTTGACAAGTCCAAGACGGAACAAATCTCCAATCCATTTAGAATCTTTGGCATCATCTTTGTTGCCTTTTACCGCCTTGACCCATTTGGGATTGGCAATGACAACATTGATTTCATCTTCCAGAAGATTAAAGACAGGAATCCAGTATTTACCTGTGGATTCCATACAGACATCATGGCAATCATTGTCGAGAAGCCATTGCTTGAATTCGAGAATGGAATTGTTAAAGGTAGAAAAGCGCTTCTTTTGGTAAGAAGGCTCAATGCCACCGGTAGTTTTGACGATTGTGGCAACGAGAAACGATTTGTGAACATCGACACCACAACAGGTTTGGTAAGTAACTTTCATAGTCAGACTCCTTTCGTAAAAGATGAGAAGCCATTGACTGAACTGCCACACAATTAAACTAAGGCGCTTAAACAATTCTTAGTGTACGGATTCGTAATTCCACTTATTTGTGCTTGAAAAGGCAGAACTTACACTGATTTATATGCTGTCTAAAACGAAGAAAGTTATTACAACTCCTCCTCTCGTGCTTTGTAGTTTAGCTTCTCACAAACTATTTTACAGCACAGCGTAGAGAGTTGGAACACTTTCATTACTATTTGTGCCGCCAACTGAAAGGCGGCGGAATGGAGATTTATATGGATGATTTAATGATTAAAAACGTAGATGTATTTGGCGATAGCATTATGGCAGTACAGGACGTAGATGGAATAATTTGGGCGGGTGTAAGTTTCTTTTGCAAGGCTCTTGGAATGAGCGGCACACAAAGAGATACACAGGTTGAGAAAATAAGGACAGATAAAACACTTTCAAAGGCGACCCGGAAATTTCCGGGTGGGGTATTTGGGACAACAAATGAAGCATATGCATTAAAATTAGATTTTGTTCCTCTCTGGCTTGCCAAAATTTCAATCACGAAATGGATGGAGAAAGAGCACCCAGAGCTTGCAGAGAAACTACTGAACTACCAGTTGAAAGCCAAAGACATCCTTGCAGACGCTTTCCTCCCAAACAGGGAATCCGCACCAGTACAGGTATATAACCCGTCCGAAATCCCATTAGGTGAACTTGCAAGCTATCTTAAAATTATGGACAGGGTAGCGAACCGCCAGAATCTCGCATCTTATAAGATTGCAGAGAACTTCAAGAAAGTGTCGGAGCAGTTCGGCGTGCAGCTTTCGGACGATTTTGTGAATGTGCCGGACTATGTGCAGCAGACCCTTGATATATAGCATTCCAATCCGGGCACTTACTAAAATGCATTTTTCTGGTTCTTAGTGAGTGTCCACTAAAATACAAAAAAAGCGTTCTTGACTGGACACTTTCCTAAATGTATAATAATGGAAAATAGGAAAGGGGCAAGGGAATATGAAACAGACAAGAGCAACGCACAGTGGAACATGGAAAATAGGAGAAGGATTGGAATTGGAATGCTATGTCATGGACAATAAGGAGCGGGTTTTGTCTTCCAGGGGAGCGGCGAAAGCCATGAATCTCACGGGTGGCGGCGGAACAGCATTAAAAAGAAATTTGAATTCTTTGTGGATTGCGCCATATCTTTCAGAAGAATTGAGGGAATGGGTGTATAAATCAACAAGAAATGAGCTGCCGCAGTATCTCACGAAAAGGGGGACGCCATTCTTCCCAATGAAATCATCTGTATTTGTAGACATATGCAAAGCGTATGTGGATGCAAGGAACGATGGGATATTGAATAAGACGCAAGCCGAAACTGCCGAAAGGCTATACGCTATAATGACCGCTTTTGCAAAAGTTGGTCTTGATTCTCTGATTGATGAAGTTACTGGCTATCAGTACGACAGGGAACATGATGAATTGCAGCGGCTTTTATCGGCTTATATCAGTGAGGAACTTATGCCGTGGGCAAAACGGTTTCCGGATGAATTTTACAAGCAAATGTTCCGTCTGAAAGGCTGGACATACAATGGGAACAGCCGACCGCAGTATGTAGGGAAACTGACAAACCAATACATATATGAGCAACTGCCGGACGGAGTTCTGGAAGAGTTGAAAAGCAAGACCCCGAAGAACAGGAGATTGCACCAATCTTTGACAGATGAGATAGGAGTTCCGCATCTTGACAAACAGCTCCAAAAGGTGATTGCTCTTATGAGGGCGTCTGACACATGGGAAGAATTTGAAAACCTATTCGACAAGGCAACAAATAGGAAAGACTGATATTTACGATTCCCAATCCTTCTGTTTTTGAAAGGAAGGAAAAATGGATAGATTGAAAATAACAATGATAAACGCCCAGAAGACCCTTGACTTGGAAGGGGGTCTTCATAATGCTTAGAGTAGAAGCGCCGAAAGACAAAAAGAAACTGGAACAGCAGATTGCTGCCCTCCAGTATCAGATTTCCATTGATGCGAACGAGACGGACAAGAAGATTCATGAGGAAGCCCTACGGGTTCTGGAAGGAAAGTGGGGTGGACAAAATGAGTAAAAATATGAAGTATTCGGAAGTAAGACAGATTGTATACAATCGTTACCACGGAAAATGCGCCATATGTGGGCAGAGGATTAAACTTAGTGAAATGTGTATAAATCTGATTGTGCCAAAGTCAAAAGGCGGCTACAAGGAATTTTCCAATATGCAGGCGGTATGTGAAACTTGCGGGAAGATGAAACATAACATGACACAGGAGGAATTTTTTAGGAAAGTTTTTGGATTAGCCATAAGAAATGCCATGAAATATTTTAAGTGGCTTCCGTTTTTAAATAGGAAGGAATGCAAAAAACCTGAAATTGAAAGAATGTTAAAAGAATACCGGGAGCGCACGGAAAGCGTGAAATTCTGCATGGGGTGGGATGATTATTTCAACCTGATTGAAATTTCGGAAAAAACCAATCCGAACAATGCGGTAGATTTGGCGTTCCGGCTAGGGCATATACAGGGAGAGGAAGATTTGAAAAACTACCTTCTTTCACATTTTGCAGCGGAGGTGGAGTGATGGAACAATGCATGGAGAACTTAAGGCATCAGCTTCTTCGTTATATGGGAAGGACAGGGTGCAGCATGAAACGCATGTCACAAGAGTGCGGGATTTCCATTCGGGAATTAAATTACATATTGGACGGGAAAAAGAAGGATATCAGGCTCTCAACCGTTGTGAGGATATCCGAGGGGATTAGAAAACCACTCCCATGCCTAATAAGTGAGGAGGAATCAAAAAAGTATGAAAATATAATGTTTATCCATAAATTACACGCAGAAATAAGCGGTTATGTGGATAAGGCGGGAATATGAGATTGGAAGGAAGAAAAGAATAGAAGCAATGAGAGATTCGATTTAGGGAATAGGGAAATTAAATAAAGCAAGTATTGCAAAGAGCATCTATCAGAAATGGTAGGTGCTCTTTTTATGCCCATTTTTAAGGAGGTGGAAGTTTGCTTGAAAAAAAAGAAAGGAAAAGTAAGTATGCAGGGTGGCTTGTTAAAATTGGCGATTACATCATTCCGACAAACAGATTTATTGCGGCAGACAGTTACAAGGCATACGCAAATATGCAAGACATTGACCCATGGACGGATGCAAACGGATATTTGCATAGGAATGCAGTAAGATTAAAGGCTCTTAAGGTTGAATTTGAAACGCCGGCCATGCTTACAGATGAAGATTTTTCAGAATTAATGTGGAACATAGACAGAAACATTACAAATGCAGATGCAAACGAATGTTATATTGAAGCGTTTATTCCAAGATACAACAGATATGAAAGACAAAAAGGATATTTGGTCGATATAGAGCCGCAGATTTATGGAAATTACGAAAGAGATAATTCTGGAAACGGAATTTTACGTTATGACCCAATCAGGATTGCTTTTGTAGGAGGTGTTTACAGTGGTTGATTACAAATACAAGGATCTATACAATAAACCACATATTGATAAGCAGATGAAGATTATTGCGTGCGATTATGTTGGGTATGGTGCGCCAGAAAGCAAATATCCGGCAAAATTAGAATATGAGGGAAAAGTTTATCTGGATGCAGAAACAAATTATTATTACAAGTGCAGAAAATCAGGTATTTCCTATACCTGGGAAAAGGTTGAACATGAATATGAATTACTCGCATTCAAAAACAGCGACATAGACTGGGAAAATTTTGAACTGTCGGAAAGTCTTTGCTCTGAATCAGAACTCCGTTTTGGATGCTGTGAAGCAAGCGTCCTGAAATTCAGGATACATAATACGTTTGTTTCCTTAAAAGACAAATGGGTGACAGCTACAGAAGTTTTGGAAGGACATTCAGATTCTCCATTCCAATTTGGAAGATATAAAGTATTTTCGGATGTACCGACGGCGGATAGGCTATACCGAGATGTGACAGCTTACGATGCCATGTACGACATCATCAATTCCAGTGCGATTAACTGGTATAACACAATCCTTCCCGAAAGAAACAGTAAAGTCACAATGCGCCAGTTCCGTACAAGCTTTGTGAATTATTTTGGGCTGGAACAGGAAGAAATAACCCTTGTAAACGATGACATGATTGTTGAAAAAACAATCCAAGTAGAAGAAGGGGTGGAAATCGAAAACGAAACAGAGCATACAAGCATAATAAGGGAATCTTCGTTAAGCGGGAAAGACGTAATAACTGCAATCTGCGAGATTAACGGATGCTTCGGGCATGTTGGGCGCGATGGGAAATTCCATTATGTCTATTTGAAACAAGACATCATGGGCTTATACCCAAGCAACACATTATTCCCAGACCACGCGCCTTGGTATTTGAAGCAGTCAGAGACAGGGCATTTATACCCGCAAGACCCAAAATCCACAAGTCTGGGCACGGGAAAATATAAAAGCTGCCAATATGAGGATTTTATTTGCAGGAGGATAACAAGGCTGCAAATCAGGCAGGAAGAGAATGACATAGGGAAGATATGGCCGGAAGGGGAGAAAAAGCCAGACGACAACTGCTATATTATTGAGAACAATTTCCTTGTCTATGGAAAATCTTCCGATGACTTGAAGGTGATAGCAAAAAACATATTCAACAAAATAACAGATATTGTGTATCGGCCTTTTTCTGCTGATTGTGTTGGAAATCCCTGTTTGGAGGTTGGAGACCCAGTAAGGCTTCCGACAAGATACGAACTTGTGGAATCCTACATTTTAAGCCGTGTATTAAAAGGTATACAAGGTCTTGGGGATTCGTACAGTGCAAATGGAACGGAAAAATATTCGGAGAAGTTAAATGGAATTCATAACTCCATTATACAATTAAAGTCCAAAGCAAACATACTGAAAAGGACGATAGAGGAGACGAGAAGCGAACTGATAGATTCAGATGCGGGGCTGAATTCTCTGATTTTGCAAACAGCGGGAGAGATCAGGGCAGAAGTAAAAAACACAAAAGAGGGATTGGAATCTTCGATAAGCCAGACGGCAGAAAGCATAACAAGCACAGTTGCAAGAACAGAAAAAATATGGAGCGAGAAAGAAGAAGACGGAACACCAATCAATATAGGAAAATACGGGCTTGGTGCCCCTCCAAGGATAATGACGGCAGAAGAATATACACCAGGGCTTAAATACTTAGACCAGACAAGCGGGAAAGTATATGTTGCGATTAAGCATCACCCAATGGACAGGCCGCAATGGGTGGAGTGGAGAGAATACGCGCAACTTGAGCAGGTTAGCACAACTATAAGGACAGAAATAAAGCAGACAGCAGAAGGAATACGGCAAGAAGTTTCAGATTCAGAAAGAGGGCTTTCGTCAAGGATAGAGCAATCAGTGAAGGCTATAGATATGTCTGTTGTTAATGGATCTACTTCTGCAACCTTGAATCTTTCGGTAACAAAAGAAAATGGAAGCGTAATAACCGGGCAAGCAAAAGAGATAAAATTTTCTGGACTTGTCAGCTTTGAAAACCTTGCAGCAAATGACGGGAAAACAATAATAAATGGAGGAAATATTACAACCGGAAATATAAATTGCGATAGGCTGAACGGAGGGAAAATCAAAGGGCAGACTTTTGAAGGAGGGAAAATAACCGGGGCAAATATAGAGGCAAAATCAGCTTATTACATAAGGGACCCGGATTTTGATGATAGGTATAGAGTTATTTACATTAAGTCTGACAGTACAAGCGATACTGAATTAAGGATTGGGAGGATATCGAAAAATGGGTATGAATCTGGGTATAATTATTTGGCTTTCAAAGAAAGTTCCCAAGACAGAAGTTGCCACATATACAGCGACTTAATGAGGGCTCATTGTGAATTACAGGCAACAAAATTGTATGCAAATCGATATTTGGATTTCACACAAGATTCTGGAGAAATGGGGGTTAGGGTAAATGTTAGCCACGAAGGGCTTGCGCATTACATAATCGGTTACAGGCAAGAAGATAGATTTACATTTGCCGGGGTTCCAGCATCGCAATACAGCGATTCTCCGACATCATTAAGGCTGCGAGGAAATTCCGTAGTTTTGAGTTCTGCTGGAAGCATAACCCCTTCTGATGAACGATTAAAAAATTCATTCAAGCCATTGGATGGATTTGATGAAGTGTATATGGAAATAGATCCGTGCGCATTTAGATACAACAAAGGAACTTCTGGAAGATATCATTTCGGAGTAAAGGCAAAAAACGTTAAAGATGCGTTTGAGAAGCATGGATATACAACGAAGGATTTCGGAGGGTTCGTGCAGATGTATGATAACCCAGAAAATGAGGATTACTGCGGCATAGAAGACCCTATGGGGATTATCTATACAGAGTTTGTCATGTGGAACACACATATGATCCAGAAGCTTTATAAAAAAATAGAAGAACAGCAGGAAGAGATAGATTCGTTAAAAGAATCTGTCTCTTTTTTAATGGGAAGGGTTGAAAATTATGAATAATGCGCATATGGATTTAATTTGGAAAAACTATCCAAGTGAAGAATCTCCAGTAAATGAAGAAAATTTAAACCGCATGGTACGTTCAATCAATTTAACAGATGAAAATGTACATAATTTGGATTCAAACAAAGCAACAAAGGATGAAGTTGCGCCGTTAATAGCAGATGTTCAATTCGATGAATCTACAGGAACATTTATATTTATAAGGAAAGATAGTGTCAGATATGAAGCTAGAATATGGGACACAAAACTTGAACAGCTTGTGGAAAATCTTGATTTCGATGAAGAAGCGCAAGAACTAATCATAATAAGGGCAGACGGGAAAAGAATACGAGTTGATGTTTCTGCGTTTGTGAAACCAAATGAATTTTTAAACAGTGATACGATTCTATTTTCCATTGAAAATGGAGGAAAGGTAAGGGCAATTGTTAAAGAGGGAAGTATCGAGGAAAAGCATCTGCGCCCAGACTATCTTGCGGATATCAGGGTGGAACAGGGGAAGGCACAGCTAAGCGCAGTGAAATCAGAAGAATTCGCAAAACTGTCCGAAAGCTATGCGCATGGAGGAACCGGGGTGAGGGAAGGGGAAGATGCGGATAATGCAATGGAGTATGCCAGACAGGCAAAGGAGAGCGCGGACAGGGCAAATAATATAGTTTCTGGCGGACTTGTAACCGGAGTAAAAGGGTATAATGAAGACCTGTACAGAACCGGGGATGTAAGCCTAGGAATGCACGATATATTGCCCCGGAATTCTGTAAATTTATCAGATGTCCCAGTGGACAATTCCTGGCATGACATAGAGATTGAGGGTATTTTGGAAGGGATAAATATAGTTAAGGCGATCGTATGGGTTAAACGTAGAGAGGAAATATACTTTGGGATATATACAGGTATGTTTAATTGGTATAGGCAAAAAACGGAAATTTCTGATTTTACAGAAGAAATACCACTTGATTTTTCTGGTGACATGTATGTGCCACCAAGTCAAGGAACTACTACTTGGCCTGCTTCAAGGTTTTACTTGAGGAAAGCATGGGGAAAAGACAAATTCCCTTCTTTGCAATTATCAATTGCCAGAGGAATGCCTGGCTTAAGTGCAAGGGTTGAACTTACAATTATTAACCTGCTTTCGTTTTTACACATATAGTATTTTGCAAAATTTAAAGTAAAGGAGAAATGTATGGATTTAAAGGATATCATAAACGGGACATGCCGGAAAGCCATCAATGATGAAAGAGGCAATAACATATTAGAAACATACCAGAAAAAACTTGGGATTGGGGAATTCATAGGGAACATTGACTTGATAAGTAAAAATAGTGTATGCCTGTGCTGGAGTATCAAATGTGAAGGAACTTTCCCGCTTGACAATATGGTTTGTATTTTAAAAACAGAAAATTATGAAGAAGCAGGGGATACGCAAGCATTTGTATTTCAGACAGCATTGCCAGTTGATGGGAAAAATGAAGGGAGATGCTTCATAAGGAAAAAAAATCTGGTAGGAGATGAAGTTTCAGCTTCAGATTGGCATGAAATCCCATCTGATGCGACGATTAACAAATTTGAAATAAATTTTGACAGTGAAGACGATGAAAACCCAGTAGCATGGACATCCATGCGGAAAATAGTCAGCGGGAAGATAAAAGACTTATTTGGGAATGTTTCCATCATGGCTAAAAATATCCGGTGGCTTTATAAAATGCTTGGGACAACCGATATCGCAAGCATTGGCGGCGGGACGCTGACAGGGGCAATTAGTAAGCTAAACACCGATTTCCTGAAGGCGAATGAGGTTAAGTACCTTGAGATGCCACAGCCCCCAACCAATGGCATGTTCGTTAGCTTTTCCCACTGGGTATTCCATGTCACTAAAGTCGGGAGGGTGGTGACAATAACGACAAATTTTGCAGGGCATATGAAAGCATCATGGGACAACCAATTATTATTAACCCTCCCAGCAGAATATTCCCCATATGACTGGTATGAGATATTTCCCCATATTACGCAAGGTGGCAATACTATCTTAGTTGGCATTTCACATGACGGGAGTGTAGAGTTCAACAGCCTTGGGAAGGAAATAGATGATTGGTTAGCCAGGTGGTGCATCACATATATAGCTAGGGAATAGCCATGCCGCATCCCGGCAATTTTATTTCAAGGGGTAGATGATTACAAATATTTCAGCATAATCCAACGGCGTCTTGAAAAATATGTCCATTTTTCCACTAGCCCTCATGCAGATTGAGCTCATTTTACCAATATCTTCGTATGATGCATTATATGATGGGATCCCCCTCATATCTGTTCTGGGCGCATAGGGGGCTGAAATTTTTGCAATTTGGGTCACCATTTCTGTCGTCCCAGCAGGTGCCCTCCCAGTTATCCAGACAATACCATTTTTTACATATGCGCTATCAAAGGTTGTCCCTTCTTTGAGTATAGTAATTTCATTCTTGATATCTTTATAGGACAAATCGGTGTTTAGTGAACAGAATAAAAATGGTACAACTGGATTCGGAAAATATTCTATAATTAAGAAAAAGAAAGAAGTAAAGATAAAAAAACAAAATTTTATTGCATTTAAAAATATGGTTAAAATAAGTTGTTCTTTATTTCACGAACCGCATACCTTATTTTAAATATGCGGTTCGTGTTTTCCGTTGTTTCTGGAATTTATTTTAGCATTTCAATAATAAAATGAAAAGAAACGTCGAATACTATTATTTTTGTTCGCCAAACAAAAATTTAAATTTTTGAATTTTACACATAGACAAAATATTTTCTAATAACACTTCTAATCCTGCATAATCCGTATTACATAAGTCGAAAATTTCCTCATAGTGGATACCTGAATTTTCACAAATCTTAACGAGGGTATCAAAACGTATATTTGAAGCGTCTCCATTTTTAATTTGGATCTATGTCAATACTTTAGACAAAAAAAGTCGAAAGGTTATGCTGCTTTTTTAAGTTCCTCATCCTCCTTTTGTTGGGGTGTCATATAACCAATAGCACTGTGTATTCTTTTACGGTTATACCAGCCCTCTATGTATTCAAAGATTGCTCTGCGGGCTTCCGCTGAATCCTGATAGGTATGGAGATAGATTTCTTCCTTTTTCAGCACGGAATGGAATGACTCAATACAGGCATTGTCATATGGATTTCCCTTACGGCT